CAGGAGTAGGCCACGGAGCTGCTGAGGTCAACATGCGTCTCGCCAGCTCCCCAGACGGCGGCGGCGGGCAGCGCGGCCTTGTTCGCCACCGGATAGGACCAATGCGGGTCGCCGGCGGGGAAGGGGTTGACTTGGGCGGTGGCGCGCTGATCGTGCGAGAGTAGCAGGGAGATGGTCAGCACCAGCGAGACGGACGGCAGGGCGAGCAGCAGCAGAGTCTTGCGCATGAATCAGTCCTTTCCGGCGATCTCGACGGATGGGTAGAGGCGATGCACCTTGGCGAGGATTCGAGACTTGGCCTGTCCCGTGCGGTGCCCCGCCATCTGCACGGCGAGGCGCGCGTGCTTCAGATCGGGAACCGGGAAGCTGTCGCCAGGGCCGGCGTGCGGCGCGTCCTGGCGCTCCTGCGCCGTCAGGGCTGCGCGGGCGGCCGCTCCCCACGGAACCGCCCCGATGTCCGGCGAGGTGATGCGGCTCATGCGCCTGGCGACGACGGCCGGGCGCATCTGCGCGTTGGTGATGGGCTCGGGGATCATGCGGGCCACTCCATGTGCCCGTTCTCGCGCAGCCAGTGCCGCCACCGCTCGCAGCCGACGAAAAATAACGGCACCTCGCAACGCTTCAGATGGACGATCAATTCCCGCGAGATGCTGACCATTGGACTGGTCTACTCGCTCGTCTTGCTGGCGGTGTGGATGCCGAACCAGCCAGCCAGCGCGGACGCTGCGGCCAGGTAGGGATGCCAGGAGGCCGGCGCGACCTGCGCGGCGACTTGGAGGACGCCGAAGACGGCGGCGGCCCACTTTGGAGTGTTGGGGCTTACGGGGTCCGGCAAGCCGGTCATCAGCGACCTCCATGCCCGCGAGGGCGTTTCCTGGGAGTCTACGCCTGCGGGCGGGGGAAGGCAAGGGCGGTGGATTGCCCGGCTCCGGGGTGCCGCCGGAGCCGGGGTTCCATGCTGCCGCGTGCTGGGTTTTAAAGGGGAGAGTGGAGGCGTCCTAGGCCACTAGACGACGGGGGACGGTGTCCCTCGGATGGACTCGAACCACCGTTTCCTCCTGGACCTACGATTATACCTCAAAGCCTGAACCCCCGCATCATCTCCGACAAGCTCCCCTCCACCGTCTTCGGCATCGTGCGAGGACCTGGCGCCAAGGCGGCCTCTCCGGCCCTCCCGCGGCCCATCATGGTCCGGTAGGCGCCGTGGACCAGGCAGACCAGATACAGCCCCGCCATCCCGGGGTGTGAGTGCTGGTCGTGCTTCGGCTTGATGCGCTCGAGGTCCAGACCTTCGAGGACGGCGCCGCTCGGGATATCCCGGCGCCACTCCCTCACCGCCGCGTTCCACTTCCGGCAGCGCGAGTGCCAGATCAGCTTGCCGCTGTCCATGTAGTACTGTGCCGTCCGGATCAGCCACTCTCGGCCCTCGTTGGTGTTCGCCCAGTCCGGGAGGACCTGCAGCGGGATGCCGCCGGCGCGGAGGTTGGTCTCCCAGCTCTGCTGATCGCTCTCCCGGTTCTTGCCGGTGGGGTCGCCGACGTGCACGATGTGGCGGCCATAGCCGTTGCGCTGGACCCGCTGGCGCACATCCTTCGCCGCGGTGAGCCAATTCTCGGCGTACCACCACAGTTCGTCGTCGAGCCAGATCCGCGGAAGTTGATCGGGCCTGTTCGCCGGCGGCAGCTCGAGGAGTGCGAGCAGACAGACCAGCATGCTCGGCCCGGTGCCAAAGTCCCAGGCGCCGACCGAGACCAGCGCCCGCCGCGCTTCCTCCGGACCTCCGATGCCCTTCCAGCGGTCGTCTTCCTCGTCGTAGAGCAGGCGGGACCTCGCGGCGCGCGGGCAGTCGTCCTCGAGCGAGCCGGAGAAGCTGAAGATGGCAACGCCAGGCTCGACCTCGGTGCTGTTCCAGTTGCCCTCGAGCAGCCGATCGCCCTCGACGGGATCCTGCAGCAGCAGGTTGCCGGCATAGCCGGGGTCCCGCCGCTGAAGCGACGGGTTGTCCTCGAGCTTCGCCGGAATGAAGGTCACGCTCTTCGGCGGACCCTTGCGCGCGAGGTCTGGATTGGCCGCGGTCGCCTCGTCTTTGCTGTCGTACCAGCAGAGCACCTTCTTGCGGCGGTACAGCCAGCGGATGATGCCGCTACGCTCGGGGATCGGCAGGCCGATCACCGGGTCGATCCACCACGAGATGAGCTTCTTGATCCATGAGCGGCTATCTGGGTTGACGGTGGCGCGACAGTAGGGCTGGATGCCGCAGACGGAGCGGTTGCGGGAGAGCAGGTACCACCAGGTTGCCTCCGCGCGGATCTCCTCTTGCTCCCGCGTCTTGCCGGCACCGCGCCCTACGAGGGTGAGCTCGTCGTAGCCGAGATAGCAGATCTGTGCGCCCTGGTGCTCGTAGCGCTCTTTGGCGTGGTTCAGGTGCCCGAAGCTGATGGTGTTCCTGAAGGGCGGAAAGGTGAAGCTAAGCTCGTCCTCGCGGGGCCGCCCGCCGAGCGGGATGTAGAGGCCGCAGGCTTCGTCCCAGAGCGCGCCTTCCTCTGTGATCTGGGTCGAGGTCTGGCGGAAGATCTTGCCGCCAAAGCCAGGGACGGTGAAGAGGTGGCGCAGGGGCTCGAGGAGCAGGCCGTAGGACTTGCCGCCACCGGCAGCGCCGCCGTAGATGCAAATGTCGGCTGAGGTCGAGAGGAACCGTTCCTGTGGCCCGGGGTGGGGCCTGATGCGGGGGCGGTCTACGGCGGCTAGCACCGGGCCATTCTAGCGCTTGCGGTCCTGCTCTATGCCAACCTTCTCCAGCCTGGGCGTAGCCAACGACAGGCGGTGAGTGCTTTGTGATCGGGCAACGCCACCAGCAGCCTAATCTTTCCTTCGTCGTCGGCAACGGCCCACCATCCATCGCGCGTCTGCTGAGTCCAACCTTTCGGTAGCCTCATCGTCATCTCCTCTCGCTCGTCTGAGCGTCCACGCGGGCCCTGCGGCCGCTGGCCTGGCGCAGGGCTGGCGAAGGCGATCAGAATCGGTAGTCGTCGCGGACCACGCCAGGCTCGGCGGCCACGGAAAGCTCTGGTGGCTGCTGCGCCATAAACTCGCTGGCACCGCACCAGCAAGGCAACGCGCTCGGGTCCGCCCCCATGTTGAACCGCACGCCGGCGAGCGGGCACGCCTGGTGATGGGAGCGGCCACCCGAAGCCGCCCGGATACGGTCGTTCAGGTCGCGCTGTGCCTCGTTCTGCCGAAGGCGTTCACCGAGAAGCACTAGAAGGTCCGTCTGCATTCGCTCTCTCCTTGGCCTTGCGGCCGGTAGTAGTCAGGCGGTGGCGATGTCCCACAGATCGGCGAGTCCGAGTGCGCCGTTCTCGCGGCGCCAGTGGATGCGGCCTACACGAACTGGATCACTCTCGGGCTCTGGGCGCAGGAGAGCGTTCGGGCGACGCGGTGTGCGAGCTGCGCCAAAGCTGTCTTGAGCTAGCAGCCTCTTGCGGGACTCTTGGGTTGGCGTGTAGTCAAGTTTCATCGGCTTTGTCCTCCCTTTCAATGGTGCCATCTTCGCATCAGGGAGAGGCCGAGTATGTAGGACAAGCGCCCGACTTTGTGAAAGGAAATCACCTACAAATGCAGGGGTTGCTTCAGGGTTTATCGCGCCCGTTCTCCGGCAGCTCGACCGTGGGGTAGACGGTGACCAGGGGACCGAGGGGCGCGCCGTCCTTGCCGGTGTGCTCCTGGGTGAGGCGGTCTCCGTAACGCTTCGGGGCGATCTTGCTCAAGTACCACTTGCGGGTGTCGACCCGCAGGCGCCGATGCTCAATCATGTCGGCGGTCATCTTCTCGACCGTGACGGAGCCGTCCTCGTCCTGAGTCTCCTTGACCTTAACTCCCGGCTCACAGGTGTCGGCAACCTCGATCGTCTCTTCAGCCATGCGGTCGAGGCCGAGGTCTCTTGCGCGGGCGTACCTGGCAGCAAAACCTTCGCGGTCGTCGATGACCCAGCCGCGGACGGTCTGGTCCAGCGGCAGCGCGTCATCGGCGTCACAGATCGTCTTGAGGCCCTTCCCGGCCGCCAGGCGCTCAAGGATGATGGAGGCCGACTGCTCCGTGTAGACGCTCGGGCGCCCGCTGCCGCCACCGCTTGCCTTTCCTTTGCCAGCCATGATAGCCGTGCGCACGCCCCCGCGCGCAGAGTAGTACTCTACCCCCTCCCACCCAGAGACAGGGTAGTGCTGACCGGCTCGTGCTGCTCGCGGTCGGGTCTCTTGAGGTGACGGGCAGCTGCCGCGACGAGGGCATCCAGAGCGGCCTGCATCTCAGCGCTCTTGGGCTCGCGGCAGGCGACGTGGACGCGGACGTCGCCGAGCTTGGTCCAGTAGCTCATGGCCGCAGGGCTCGCTGGAAGACGGCAACGCGCTTTACGATCTCAGCGAGATCGTCAGCGTCGGCGGGGGTCAGGGGGCTGTCTTCGAGGCCGACTACCTGGATGCCGCGCGCGGTCGCGATGACGTAGCGGCCGGGGCTGACATCCACGGCGTCAGGGCCGAGGCCGATCGGGATTCTCATGCCGGCAGGCTCCGGAGGGTGGCGACGAGATCGTTGACGGCCTCGATCGCCGCTGTCTTCGCCGCCTCATGGTTGCTGCATGCGGTCTCGTTGAGCGGCATCCGCTGTCGGACCCCCCAAGTGCGATAGACCTCGCGCGCCAGGGCTTGCGGCACCATCATCCAGTGCCGGCCGCACATGAGGAAGCGGAGCGTGTTGATCTTGGCCGAGCAGTCGGTGACGGGGCAGAGGCTGGCGGAGGGCGTCATCGGCGCATCCTGACCGACACGGGGATTCGATCCAGCTCGTTGGCGAGGGCAGTCAGCGCCCTCCGCCGAAGAACGCGCGCCTGCCGCTCAGCGCTCGGCCCGCGCGACCGGAAGCCAGTGGGCGACTCGCCGGTGTTCGCGCTCTTGACGGAGCTGAGACCGAGCGGCCCAGACTTGCCGCCGTGGAAGCGCGCACCGCCAGGTCCGCTCATGGCTCCCTCCGCGCCGGCTGGTTACCGGCGAGTTCCAACCTGCGAGTGACGGAACACATCAACTCGGCGGATCTTCTCGCGAGGCTTACGGCCACGGCTGCGATGGCTTGCGGGCGCACGTTTAGGAACTCGGCCCGCACCTCATCGGCCGCCGCCCTGATGCGCATTACCGCTAAGCCGTTCTCGCTCCCGCATTGACTCGCGAGGTGATCTGCCACCTCGTCCAGGCGATCGACGACTAGCTTCGCCATCTCCGTGTTCACTTCCCACCCTCCCGCACCAGATGGTGTCCTTTGCGCTTGCCGCCGCGCACCAGATGATGCCCCGGCCGCTCGCCCTTCTTCGCCACCTTGGGCTTCTTCGGCCTGGGGTGCTTCGCGGGCCAGGTCATCAAATCTCCGCAGTCCGAATTCCCTGGACGCCAGCGTCTGCGGTCGCATGCCTGAACTCCGGCCGCATGGCCGCCAGCGCTTCGAGGGCGCGGCGCACAGCAGCCTTCTCGCCATGTGCCAGGCTCCGGCTCTCGCACCGTGTATCGTAGCCGTACCAGTACGACGAGCGGTACTCGGGGCACATCGCGAGGTGGGTACCGTCTAGAAACTCCTCCCGGCTCCGTGTCCAGCTCATCGCCCTGTCTCCCGCAGCGGCGAGCTTCCCAGCCCCCGGCGCCGCGGATACTGCACGACCTCCGCAGGCGCCTCCTGGGGAAGCGGGAGCGCAACGGCGGCGCTGAGCATCTCGCCCGATCCCCCGTGCCGCAGGCAGTGCGTCTGTCCCTTGCGCGACGGCTCGAAGAGGCCACTGCCGGGACAGTCGGGACAGGACGGCAGGCCGGCGCCGGGCGGACGGGAATCCTCGAGGCGTCGGGCGTGGAAGAAGGGCTCGCTCATGAGCGCGACTCCTCAGCCCTCGCCACCAGGAGTCGCCCGAGTTCATCGAGAAGAGCCTCAGCCGCATGCCCGGTCAAACTGTAGGGATACCAGGCCTCCTGCCGGGCGCGTCTGTACCAGAGGCGTGGCCCGCGCTCCTCGATCACCACGCGGTAGGTGATCTGACCAGCCGACCATTCGTGGCTCATTGCCGTGCCTCCAGGTGCTGGATCAGCACGTCCGCGCGGGTCACGGCTTGGTCGGCTACGGCGTCTCGCTGGTTCTCGCCAAGGCCGATGTCAGACGAGATTATCAAGGCCGCCGCGATTTGCCCGGCGAAGTGCCAGCGCCACCACTCGCGGTGACTCTCGGTCAAGCCGTCCCCCATCGCAGCGTAGGTAGCGCTCACGAACGGCAGGTAGGGCGGCGGCACGCTCATCGCAACGCCTCCCGCAGCGAGTCGAGATCCGTGATCCAGGCATTCGCCACGCCCCAGAAGATGGGCCTGCCGAAGAGCATCTGCACGCGAACGATGACAGGCGCGCTGACTGGCTGCGTCTGCCGCAGCTCCGCGTAGAAGACGCCGCTGCCGGGAGCGCCGGCCCGCTGGAATTGGTCCGCGACGACGAACCCGGCCGCGCTGAGCATCTCGTTGACGAGATCGAGCTCTTCTTTGTCGGCCGGCGCGCTTGCCGGGACGGCCCCGTCATCGACTTCCTGCGCATCCGCAGCAGCGATCTCCCGCTCGACGGAATCGCCAGTGGAGTCGGCGTAGATGGATTCTGGCCAAGCGACCGGCCAGCGCTCGACCAGGGGCCGCACCAGCCCGTCCGGGTTGCTGAGGTCCCGCGCCTCATGGAAGTCCGCGCCCACGACCTGCGAGGGGACGGCGAGGGCCACAGCCGCATGGTTGGCGAAGCGGGTACAAGGCTTGCCGGTGGCTGGGCCGATGGCGCCGCAGAGCTGCGATGGTTCGACCTTGAGGCCGGGAGCGAGCTGGATGCCGTCGCGCTTCATGCCGCACCGCCCTTCCGCGCATCCCGCAGCGCCATCGGCCAGTCCGCGAAGCTCGGGGCGGAGACAGGCGCCCTACCGGGAAGCGCCGCCCTCCGCAGCTCGGCGTTGATCTCGCTGATGCGGAGGAGCGCCTCGGACACCTCGCAACGGACCGTGAGCTCGAAGCGGGGCTTCGCCGGGAACAGCCGGCGCCAGGTGCCGATGAGGCGGGAGAGCCATAAGCACCCAGAGTTAGGCTCCGGGATGACATATTGCTCGAAACGCTCTTGTACTGTCATCGCGCACCCGTAGGGTTGCAGTCCGGACAGGCGATGGTCTGCGTCGCCCAGGGCTCGCGAAGCGGCTGACCTGCGGCATTGCGCTGCTGGATCTCGATCTCTCCGGTGTCCTCGCAAGTGAGGCACGAGAAGGGTTCGTCGTCCTCATGGGTTTCGGTCTGGAAGCCGGTCGCGAAGTTGGCCTCGCGGTCCGCCTGCTCTTGCTCCTTGAGGATCTCCGCGCTCTGACGCAGGACGGGCATTCCTAGCGGCAGGCCGAGAGTTCGCGCGGCTGCCGCTGCAAGATTGACTGGCTGCTGCTCCATCGCCCTGTACGTGGCATCCAGCGCGATGGCGAGAGAGGCGCGCTGAAGCTCGGCGGTGGCGGGGGTCATGATGCCACCTTCGCAGAGATACGATCCCTATCGCCGCGCAGAAAGCCTTTCCACCAGGCGCGACCGTTCTTGGTGCGACCGTCGAACGGGCAGTGAACTGCTTTTGGCGCCTTCATGCCGGCGACATAACCCTCTCGCTCGCTCCATTCCTCTGGTCCGACTTCACTCGTGTTATCCTGGTTCTCGCTCATGGAGTTAGCCCTCCTTGGGCAGCGAGCTCGGCGGCGTCGGTGCAGCCGGGCTCTTTTGTTTGCGGGGACGGCCACCTTTGCGACCGTTGGCGCGAGCTGCCGCAGCCTTCGCCGGCGTGCTCACCTTCCCGGCTGCTGCTGCCATCACTCGCGCTGCTTCACTGAGATTCATCCTCGGCGCGGTCATGGGCGCTTCACCTCAGTGACCGTGACCTCAACTGCGCCGCGTGTGGTCCCGGCGACAAGCTCTCTTTCGGTAACTTCGAGAGGACCGATCGCCGTCAAGTCGTGGCGTCTACAAAGCGCGACCCACTTCTTGCCCGTCCAGCGGCGCACGATGGCCTTGTTTGGGCATGCGCGACGGAGACCCAACATGCTGATCTGGCAACCGCCGCTCCCTGTGGGCTTTCCTTGGTTGGCGTTCATTGGAGTCATCATAAACCCATCCGCTGTGGAATGCAAGAGGAAAAGTCTCTAGCGGCTCAACGACTTACGAATTCAGGCCTTAGCCGCCGGTCCTCGGCCGTGGCTTCCACCTGGTCAGCCAGCCGATGCAACTCAGCCAGCGTGGCCGCTGCCTCGATTGCCGGCAGGAAGGCGGGGACGTGGCGTAGCTCGGCCGCCGCCCGGACATCTCCGCGGAGTTCCTCGAGCGCCCGGGGCCGCGCCGGGGTCCTCGCTTCCAGGGCGGCGTTCTCCCGGGCTACGCCGGTGAGGCGCCGCTTCTTCCCATGAGAGCCGTTGCCGTTCGCCCCCCTTGTAAGGGGGGCTACAGGGGGTTCTTGGGTGTTGGGTGTTGGGTGTTGGGAGTGCGGCCGTTTTCCGGTCACTGACCGGTCAGCGTGATTACTTTGACCGGTCACTGACCGGTCAGCGTCTGCCGTTCGGCGCCGTTCGGCGCCGCGGGAACGCCTCTCTGTCTCGCGGGTCAAGCGCTTCCGCACGTAGTCTGGGCAGTGGTCCCAGAAGTCATGGATCTCTAAGGTGCCGTCTGGAAGGCGGTCGACGAATTGACCGATGAGGAGCGCGGCCAACTTGCCGTCCTCGCCGCGCCATCGGGCCGTCGCTTCAAGGCTTTCCTCGGAAGGGAAGTGCGGATCCCCGGACTCATTCCCGGCCGCCCATATGAACTCGAGATAGCCGAGCGCCGCCGCCTCGTCTCCGAGCTTGCGGCAGAGGAGGAGGAACTTCCTATGTTGGAAGAGCGTCGGGCGTGCCACGCACCCACCTTTCCCGCGGCCCATGAAAGCCTCGCCCCAACGGCGCCGGGAGCCTTGCCAGGATCGGCAACCGTCAGGGCGAGGGCGAACAGCCTGAAAATCCGGGGGTCGGCAAGGCTCCTCCGGGGTCGTGGTTCTGGGATGATTCTACGGCCGGCGAGGGCGCCAAATCAAGCGCTTTTCCGCCCGATTTCCACCCTTTTTCAGCACCCCGTCAATCGCCGCCAGGGCCTCCGCGATCGAGGGGAAGGTGCCGAGATGCAGCCTGCGGCCGCCAAGGCTCACCCGCGCCTGATAGCCCTTCCCGTTCGGCTGTACGCCAGGCGGTAGGCCACGCTCGCTGGCCCTCCCGCGCCGCTTCCGAGCCATATCCTCCTGATTCTCGGCGTGGGTGGCGGCCCAAAGGTGCGCCTCTTCGACACAGAGGGGATTGTCGCCGCCCGGGCAGGAGTGGGCGAGTTCCGGGCGCTTCTTCGTCAGGCGCCGGCCGTAGAACCGCCAGGCGATGCGATGGACCGGCTGCATCCGGCCTTCGTGGCGCGCATAGCCGTACCCCCCCCCACTCACGCCGCCAGTCCATAGGAGGCAGCCCGTCTTCGGATCGCGCCGGCAGCGAGCGAAGAAGGCGGCGCGCGTCACGGGAGCGGCCCGGGCATCGCCGCGAGCTTCCTCCTGGTGATCTCGCGCCAGCCGGTTCTCCAGGCACGAGCACAGCGAGGGTTGAAGATCAGATCGAAGTCCGAGTCGTCGCGGGTATAGGGGCACTCTTCGAGGGGTACTTGGCGGCACGCGGCGCTCTGGCCTTCCTCCCGCGCGGACTCGGCGCTGACGTCGCGGCACTCCCATTCCCGACTCACGCCGTTTCTTCCTCCGCTCCCCGCCGGCGCCTCAGTTCCCGGCTCACCGCCTCCCGGATCTCCTCCTCCGTCGACGCCGCCAGAGCCACCGCCAGCGCTCGTTCGGCGGCCTCCCTGGCGCTCTCCCTCGCCATCGGCGGCTTGCGCCCGTGCCCGAGCCAGAGGCAGGGCGGCAAGGGGTTCCCGAACGGTCCCTTGCGCGGCGTGGCGGGCTCTCCGGCGGGACCTCCGCAGGTGGGGCAGCGGGACTCGGCTACCATACAGTAGCCGCCTTGGCGACCGAATATTTGGCCCAAGCCAGTCGAACGCGGACCGTGCGCAGGCACTTCGCACAGTCAGCTCCCCCGCCGCTGGAGCGTGCCCACTCGTGGACCGAGCCGCAGAGCGCAGAAGAGGCGCCTCTCCAAACCTGCGCGTCATCGATGCCGACGAGATGCACCTTCCTTCCGCCATGCACCCGCATCGGCACCAGGAGGAGCTCGGCGTAGAGGGTCGCGGGATTCATCGTGCGGGAATCAGCCCTGCGGCGCCGAGTTTCTTCACAGCCGCCTTGCAACGCTTGCAGGGCCTCGTCGCCCACGCAAAGAGCCGCACCGAGCAGGTGACCCAAAGGCCACAAAGCGTCTTTTCCTTCGTGTCCGATGCGGTCCATGGCGGCTCGGCGACCGCGTGTTCCTTGTCGTAGGTGCCGTCGCTCGCGCGGAGGACGAAGCCAAGTAAGAGCTTCACGGCGGCGGCTCCGCGGGATAGAAGCCCATCTTGCGCAGGCTCGAGACTGGCACCGTGCGGCGCGGGAGCATGCGCGGCCGAATCGATCCCTGTTGGACTTCGACGCGCGCGACCCTCGCTGGCATGATGAAGTAGACGATGATTCCTCGCCGCCATCCTCTCCCCCAAGGGACGAAGACTTCCTCGCCCTGGGTGAACCCGCCGCAGCGATGAGCGCCACTCACGGCAGCAAGCTCCCCTGGCTCCCAGGCGGCGGCTCCTGTGGCGACACGCCGCGCGGTACGCCAGCAGCCTGCTCGTTCTGCGCGGCCGCCATCCGCTGCGCCTCCGCCTGATCGTCGCTCTCCTGGCGCGCGCGTTGAAGGAGGGCCAGGCCGTGCTCGAGTTTCTCGCGGGAGAGGCTCTGGACCTCCCTCCAGGTGCGGACGGAGAAGGCCGCGACGATGGCCGCTTTCTTCGCCTCTTGATTCGGCAACTGCGCGAGGAGGCCGCCGATGCTCGTAATGGCGGCTGAGGTCGTGTCGCCACTCGCTGCTGGCGAGAGTTCGGGCTTTGAGTCGCCAACCGCCCATTTCGCCAGCCGCTCGCCTATGTCCTCGGAGAGCTGCACGCCCGGCTTGAACCAATCCCGGAACTGGACGGGCAACTTCGTATAGAGCTTCTCCGCGTTGGTCTCTGGAAGGAAGTTGGGGACGCCGTCGCTGTGCGGTGGCAGCAAGAAGGTCGCCGTCATGTCGTACTGAAGCGGCGAGGTTGTCTCGGGCTGCCAGCCGAGATCAAGGGGCGCCCTCCCGGTCTGCGGCTTGACTTTCTCCTGCGCGCGGTAGCAAAAGATGCAGTTGAGGCCAAGCTGCACGATCCGCCGGTTGAGCTTCTTCCGCTGGCCCTTCGGGACGGCGAGCGATAGCATGAAATTCTTCTTCCGGCACTCTTCGTCGTCCTTGCACTTGCGCTCAAGATAGCGCTCGCTCTGATCCATCACGCCGCCGTCGCCGGAATGCTCATGAGTCATGCTGTCGATGATGAGGACGCCCGTGCCTTTCTCTACCGCGTGCTCGATCGCGGCCAAATAATCGAGCGGCCCGTGCGGAGGCTTGAAGTCGATATGTCGGAACTGAAAGAGGTCCGCGTAGTGCAGCATGCGCCGGGCCTCAGTGTCGATGCCGAAGATCGAGCCCCCGACGACCCGCTGAATTCCGGTGGCGAGGCGCAAGGCGGAGTAGGTCTTGCCAGCGCCGGAGGGTGCAACTAGCCCGATCAGCAGCGGCACCCGCTCCCGGACTGCGGGGCTGTCGGTGAAGGTGCGGACGGGGGCGGTCATAGATCCGCTCCCTCGCTCAGAATGCCAAAGACATCATCGGCCGTTGGGAGCGCGGCCTGCCGCTGCGCGATCTTCTCTCGTAAGCCGCGGAACCACCAGGCCAAAAGCCGCGCAGTCCAGACGCTGTCGCGAGACAGCGCGTGCGTGTCCCAGGTCCCGCAAGCAGCTTCCATGCGGATGAACGCCTGGTCGCCCTTCTTGTCGTCGAGCCGCACGACGATGCAGTAGCGCTCGGCATCCGCAGCCGGCACTCCGAAGCGCCCGAGATGACCAGCGATCCCCGAGGCGCCGCACGGCACCAGAAGGAGGGCGTAGTGCGAGGCGTCGCCGGGTTCCAGCTTCACGACGACGGGTTCCGAATCGTGCAGCATGTCGAGCAGGGGCTCAGTCTCGGTGTTGATCGGCTCCCATTTCATCGGCGTGCCGTTGTAATTCAAGTCTTCCATGTCACTCCTCCTCAAGCCAGCCGGGATCACCGGCCTCAGCTACCGCAGTTGATAGATCCTCGGTGAGCGCCCAAGTGGGTGCCTCGACTTCGGCAACCCCGTACCCAGGCCACTTCCCGCTTGCCATGCACTCGCCCCACTGCTTCACCGCTCGCGCCCACTTCGATTGCCCGAGTGACCGCATGCTGCCGGCGGGGCGCACTCGGCAGACCGCGTAAGGTGGGAACGGTTCGCAAAGAAGGAATTCCATGCGGACCCTGCCGGCGAGTTCTGGGATCAGGTGTTCGACCGCGGAGACGTAGGCTGCGTGCTGCACATCCAAGCCGAAGGCGATCATGGCGCGGCCAAAGGTCGCGGGGTTCGCGCTCCGGACGATCTTGAGGTCTGCGATGACGCCGGGCTGCATCTTCGAGCGGAGATCGATCCGCGCCCGGCAGTTGACGCCGCCCTCTTCCCAGGCCGCTACCTGCTCAGTGTAGTGACCGGTCTCGCCAAGGACGAAGCCGAGATCGAGCAAAGAGCCGCGCAGCGCGATCGCCGCCTCGGTAGCGCGCTCGAACACGGGCAGGAGAACCGGCTGCCGCCCTTCGTCTTCGGCCGCGTCCCGCTCTTCGCGGGCTGACTTCGTGCGCCAGTCGAGAGCGTCGACGACATGGATCTCTTGGCCGGCGCCGAGCAGGAGCTTATGGAGAAGAGTCCCGCGCCGCTGCTCCTCGCTCGGCTCTTCGGGCGCGATGCCACCGAGCAGCGGATGCGCCGCCCACGCATGCCGCGGGCTCTTGCTCAGCATCAGGTGGGCGAGCGAGGCAGAGAGGCGGGGTCCGGATGCGTCGGCCAGGTATTCGGCGTGCGGGATGGCGTCGTAAAAGCCGGGCTCAGAAAGAGGCATCGTCGATCCTCTCTCCGATTGGCGGTCGGTTCGCGCCGCGCACCTCGCAGAAGATCACCTCGGCCGCCAGCCCCGTTTCCGCCTTGTTCCACTCGAAGCAGCCCGCCAGGCGAGCAGCGGCGCGCCGGCAGTCCTCATGCACCAGGTCCGCGATGAGGCGCTCGAGGTCGGCTTCTGCCGCTCGGCCCGCTCCCTCCTCAGCCTCGTCCTCTTCGCGGATAGCGTCCAACTTGGCGGCCTTCGCGCGCCATCCACGGACGATGCCGGGAAGGGAGACGACATCGTCGATAGAGAAGCCCTTATCCCCAAGCGCGAGAACGGCGATTTCGTTTAGGAAGCCGAAGGCGATGTCTTTCCAGGTTCGGTCGGTGCGCTTGATCTCAGCCAGCTCTTCAGAGTCGCGCTTCCAGGCGGCGACGAGACTGGTGATCTGCTCAAGATCGTAGAGCGTGATCGCCTGCTTCCTTCCCGCCAGCTCCGCGATTTGCCAGAAGGCATCCACGATCGGCGGATGGATCCCGGGCTGGCGCTGGCCGAAGTGCGCATTGAACGCCTCGACCAGGAGGAAGGCCAACTCCTTCCCCGTAAAATCCCCCGCGATCGGTTCGACCTGAAGCTCTGGCGCGCCCATCTCTCGCCCTATTGCGACTCGCTGCCGCGATAGAGAATCGTCCCGCGAGGGCTGGCGCAACATCACCGCCAGCGGAGGTTTCCACGCCTTCAGCAGCTCTTCTCTTCTTGCGGGGTCCATCAGGGCCGCCTCTCGCCGGTCTCTGGCGGCAGCGCTTCGGAGAGGCGCACGCGCGCCAAGCTCGCCAAGCCTTCCGGGAACGCGATGCGCTCGCCCTCCTTCTCTAGGCGCCGCAAGAGCGCTCCGTCGATCGTGACTCGGATGCTCTTCCGCTGGCTCTTCTTCACGCCTTGACCCTCCCGGTTCTGCCCGGATTGGCCCGGGCGCGAGGTCATTCTCGCATGACCCGCGGAGCCCGTCAAGTCATCTTCGGGCAGATTGGGGCTTGACAGGCGGCGCGGAGGGGCGTAGAGTCGGGGCCATGGACTCTCAGGAAGCTGCCATGATAATGCCGTTGGCGATCGGCCGCCTACTGCGCCTTTTTGCTGGTCCTCCCTCGCCAGGAGACGCCGCAGACTACGCCCGCACCAAATCCGTCATTCTCGAGTGCGGCGATGCTCTGGGCGGCAGCCCAACGGCAGATCAGCGGCCCAACTATGCACGCGACTATAGCTGCGGTGCTGCGGGGGATTGATGCCCAGCGCTTCCCCGACGCAGCTTACCCTCCGCTACCTCCGTGAGCAGGGCTTTCTCGCGCAGGTGGTCGAGAGGTGGGTGCCGACGCGCGATCCTGAGGAAGAGGGAAGGCGTAGCGGAATGATGGAGGCCGTCAAGTTTCTGCGGGAAACGGCGCAGCGCTACGGCGATGGCGTTTCAGGTGTCATCTCGTTGGCCTTGCGGGAGGCTGCGGATTCAATCGAGAGATCGCTGCCTGCCGAGTTTCAGGGCTCCCCCGGCCGGCGCGTTGACCTCTTCGGGCTCATCGACGTTCTGTGCCTGGACGGCAAGCCCGGTTGCCTAGGAGCGCAATGCTGCGCCTATTCCGGCGTCAGCGCGCACGTCAAAGAAATGAAGGAAGGGACGGTCAAGGTTCCGACACTCCCGATGGGCGCGCTCGTGGAGCTAAAGAGAGACCTTGCGCTCCGGTGGCTTTCCGCCGGAAACCGCCTCTCCATCTTCGGCTGGCACAAGAAAGACGGCCGCTGGACTCCGCGTATCGTGGAGATCACGGCGGAAACTCTGAGAGGTTGAACGGTGGGCAAGTCGATAGACTACGCGCCGATACCGCAGCCTGAGGGAGGAAGAATCTCCCTGTCGATTAAGCCGCCTGCGACCTGGTTTGGCAACGAGGACTTCATTGTATTTGTTGGCGGCTGCGGCATCGGGCGCGCGCGAACACTCATCGCCGCGAGGAAGATCCTCTTGGATGCGGCCAAGCAATCCCTAGAGTCACTCATCGAGAAGCACCAGAAGGCCGCCGACCATTATCGCTTGGTGAAGTCAACCATGGTCCTTAAGGCTCCCGCGCCGAAAACTCCAGGAGGATAGAATGGCCCCCGCAACGCAGCTAGAGCACATCCGCCTCGCAGCCTTGACGCCGCTCTGCCTTGATCAGACGCATCCGTCCTCAGTCGTGATCCCGGGGAGCGCGGCCACCGTCCAGGTGAGCCCGCCGCCGCCCGAGGTTTACGCGGCGGACGGGACGAACAACCAGGAATTCCTCGGCATCGCCTGTGGCCTGCCGACCGCCCGCCGCTGGCCGCATCTCTTGACTCCCGGTCTCGCAGTCTCGCGGCTCGTCGCGTGGCTGACCCTGCAAGAGGCGCTTGGTCATCAGTGCCGCAACTTGAGCGCCTTCGACGGCGACGAGCCGTGGCCGGGGTCGCCTCATGGCGACCTCCATCTGTCAGCAGCATCGGCGGCTCTCTACGAGCTGTTGTACCAGCACGACAAGCCTGGGGTCACCGGAAAGCAGATCGATTGGTTCGCCATCCACTTCGCCGGCATGGAGCAGCTCACCAGCCTTGGCGGCGTCTTCGCAGCCCCCTGCGGCCGCGCGCTGAGCTTGCCGCCTCAGTGGATTTTCGACCGCCTCGCCTACGCGGTCATCGTGTCTCGCGAGGACCTCGCGACAGCGAAGAAGAAGCACGGGGATGTAGCGCCTCCGAGCCGGCCGGCCTTCGATCTCTTGATGCGCTGCTCTGCCGCCTTCCCGACCATCCGCCAGCGCATGAGCGTCGTGAAGGTCAAGCGGGCAACGCCGGTGCGCGTCTGGCGACAACCGGATGGCGGCTTCACCGCGATCATGGTCCGCGACTCGGGCGCGATCTACAAGCCCTGTGCGGGCGTCCAGGTGGATGGCGCGGGGAACGTCAAGGCGGTCGCGAAGATTGCCGAGATGCCGGTGCCGAGCGGGACGCCGGAGGTGATCGGCGAGTGAACGAGAATCCCGTTTGCCGGTGGTGCCAGCGCAAGCTGAGGCTCTGGGTTCGAGGCGATCCTGCCTATGGGCGTGGATATCTTGGCGGGGGACTCTTCTGCTCCCTGCTCTGTGGCTATCGGTGGGCAGTCAACAAGATTCGCGGCTGAGCCGCAAGGAGGAAGAGATGGCGAAGAGAGCAGGACTGCCCCAGGAGGGCGGCGAGGGAGAAGCGGCAACTGAGACGCCGAAGAAGGGGCGCGGCCCGAACAAGCCGAGAGCGGCCGGGCTTTTCGTGGAGCTGCCGCCGGATCTCGCGGCCGAGGTGAAGGCCACGGCCGAGCGCATCGGCAACGGCAACGCCGCGCATACCAGGATCGTCCACGACGACATCATGGCGAGCCTGGCGGCCGATCATCAGGAGCACGCGAAGTCCCATCAGGGGAAGATCGCGGACCGCTACTTCAACGCCCTGAAGGTCCGCGCGGCGCAAGGAGGCACGAGCTCGAGCGCCGAGTAACACCTCAACTCGCGGGCGTCACACCGACGCTCGCCAATCGATCAAGGGAGATCCGAACCATGGCACCAATACTCGTGAACAACTTCAGCGACATTGCCGTCGCCCTCAAGATGCTGGCCGCCGAGTGCTTCAACTACTCGGGCAGCGGCGGGGGCGTCACCGCCGGAACCTACAACCCCGGCACGGGCGACTTCCCCGAGACCGGGACCCGCGAGACGCAATCGGCCTGGATGGTCAAGACGTTCGGGAGCGGCTTCGGCTTCCCGATCGTCAAGTCCGCTGCGGATGGCGGCTACGTCCCCGATGCGGTCAACGACAACCGCGGGCCGGCGCGCGGCCATGGGGCGCCGTCCATGAGCGGCGCCATCCTCGCCAGTCTCGGGCTGCCCTTCACCTACCAGCTCAGCGTGAAGGACACCGTGGTCATCACCTACATCCCGGCGCTGTACGATCACCTCGTCGCCCTCATGCTGGCGCCGGCGGGCGTCACCCCGGTCGGCGTGCCGTCGAATGCGGGTCCGGTCCTCGTCTCGCTGGCCCACGACCTCAATCAGGCGCTCGCGAACGCCGCCAACTCGCTGGCCGGCAAGTAGCGGTATCCATCGATAACCATCGCAAGAGAGGGGAACCCATCCATGAAAAGATTCGCGCTTCTCGTTCTCACCGTCCTCATCCTCCCGCTGCTCGCCAATTGCACGGCGACCATGGGGATCACCACCGGCAACGGCATCGCCGCGCAGTGCGCCACCGTGCAGGCCGACGTCGGCAAGGCGCAGGCGGACTTCGCGTTGGCGAAAGGCCTCGCGGCCACCTTGTGCGCCAGCAACCTCCTTCACCCGGCGCAGTGCACTCTCATCGCGGCGCAGGAGGCGAACGTCACGCGGCTGCTGACCGCGGTTCAGACGGCGGCACAGGCATGCTCCAGCGCCGGGAACGTCGGCGCCTTCCAGCAGGCATTGGCCGCGTTCGCCGCCGGTCTCGCGAGCTACAACGGTCTGACGACTCCCGCGCCGCCGCCGCACTGAGCAACGCTGGCGCGTGGCCAGCAGGGCGGTCCCGGTGCTACCCTCAAGTCAGACGCCGGGACCGCCCGATCTTTCCAAGGAGGACAGAATGCCGCCCAAGGCCACAACCAATCTGCCGCTGTCGTGCCTGAAGGAAGGCGCCGTCGAGGAACTGTTCCAGCACGCGATAGCCCAGGTCCTCGCGAACATCCGCGATCCCAACACCAGCGCCGAGGCCAAGCGCAAGGTGGTGATCGCGATCGACTGCATGCCGGCCGGTGACCGCTCGGCCGTCCTGCTGGACATCGCCGTCAAGACGACTCTCGCCGGAGCGTCTCCGATCAAGACGCTCCTCACCATCCAGGACGACGGGCGCGCGATCACCGCCCACGAGCCCGAGCAGGCGAAGCTGCCGGGTCTCGCCTCCGTCAGCCCGATCAAGGAGAAGTAGATGCCCGATGTCACCAAGGATGCATTGGAATACGTCGTCGGCCTAGCGCCCGGCGCGCGGACCGACCTCTCGGACGGTCCCGTTTTCGACAAGCCCGTCTTTCGGCCGCCTCATCCGCTGGTCGACCCGCTGCCCGATCCGCTGAAGCTTCTCACCCTGCGCTCGCTCGCACAGTACGCCGCCTCGGGGGTCGAGGCCGTCAACCCTGAAGCCGCGCACTTCCTGCATGTCGAGCCGCAGCGCGTGAGCTTCGTCTCGACGCTGAGCGACTTTCACCGCAAGCGCGAGGTCCTCGCCGTAGCAAGCTTCTTCCCGGCCTGCGATCAGTACATCAACAAGTGGATCTCGCTCGAGGACGCCATCATCGGTCTGCTCGCGGAGTTCGACGCGAGCGGCGACCGCGATGCGGTCATCGCCGCGCTGAAGGCGGTGAAGCGCGAGGACACGGAGATTCACGAGGACAACGGCATCGGCCAGCAGGTCACGGCCCGCGCCGGCGTGGCCCTCGTGACTATGCTATCGGTGCCGAATCCCGTGAGCCTCGCCCCGTTCCGCACTTTCCCGGAGGTGACGCAGCCGCTGAGCCTCTTCGCCCTGCGGCTGAAGGACGGTCCCCAGGTCGTGCTCAAGCAGGCGGACGGCAGCCGCTGGCAAGTCGAGGCGGCCGCCAGCATCGGCACCTATCTCAGCAATGCCCTCAAGAGTTCAGCCCCCGACGGTAGCGCGACGCTGCCATCGATCATCTACTGAGGAGGTAGAGATGAAGAAGAAGCTAACGATCAGGAACGAGACGATCCTCGTCCTCGATTCCCTCGCGGCGGCGCGCGCCGGAGAGGAGCCAGCGCAACCAGGCGGCGGCTGCCAGCCGAACAGCAGCATGCAGCGGCAGCAGCTCCGCAGACTTTGAAAGGAGGAAGTCCGCACCCGAAGCGAAGCCGCCAACAGAAGCACCTAAGCACGTGACTGAGATCGGCGGCGGGGCGTACCTGGCGCCGGTTTTCGCTTCAGGGTAGCAGTCCCTGCGTCCAGCAGTAGTAGACGATCTCGCGGTCGTTCTTCAGCTCGGCCAGGTCGCGAATCAGCGCGCGGTAGGTAGAGACGGTGCTCTGCGCGACACCCATCTGCCGCGCGATCTGGTGCGGACGCCAGCCGGCGCCGAGGAGCTTCAGGACCTCTCGGGCGCGCGGCGGAAGGCGCTCGTGGGGAGGAAGGGCCATCCGAGCCTCGCGGCTCATCGGCTTGCCGGGCATCAACCCCTGCGCCGCGGCGGGGGAACCGAGAGGCCGCGCTTCACGAGCTCCGCGGCCGCCACGGTCTCTGCGGCCTGATCTCCCACATCGTGCCGCCACTTCCGCAGGGTCTGGATCTCATGCTCGTGGCGCTCGACCTTCTCTCCGAGCGCGCCCTCCGCTCGGCCGTTGCGCTTGCGCTCTGCCTCGCTGCGCTCCCTCTCGGCCTGTTCCAGGTGAAGAACGCGCTGGCGCAGGGCACCGAGGCCGGCCCCGAAGGAGATCAGGAGGACAACGAACCCGCCGAGCTCGATGAAGTCGTGGAGGGTCACAGGCGCGCGGCCGCTGCCTCTGAGCTACCTTCCGCGAAGTAGGGCGCGTACAGGGGCCGTAGAGCAGCGCCGAGCTCCGCATCCGTGCACGGCCAGAGCTTCTCGACCGCTGCCGACATACCCTTTGGAGCGAGGTCGAATTCCGCGAGTAGACACTCCGCCATCCCGTGCGGGAGCATCCCGGCGTCGCCCATCGCCTGGAAAGCCTGAGCAAGAGCGGCCTGCCGCTTCGGCGGCGGGCAGCAGATCAGCAAGAGGCAACAGCCGAGCGAGCGCAGCAATTGGCGGATGAGGGTCATCATCTATCTCCTGTGGATCTGCACCTGGTTCTGTCGCATCTCTCGGTTGTTGTCCTGCTCTTCCTTGTAGCGAAGCTCGCGGATCAATGCGTCGTTCGACTTCTCGGCCTGCTCGATCCGTAGCACCAAGGTCGGAATGCCGATGACCTGGGTTTCGAGCGTGCGGATCTTCAGATCATGCACGTCCTCTCGGTCCGCATGGCGCCCCATGTAGTAGGCGAAGATCGCCGTCTGCAGGAACATCGCGAAGAGGAGGGTCGCCAAGCTGATGGCGGTCGTCGGGGACATCCCGCGGTGCTGAAGGCTCTCGGTCACTTCGCGAAACCTCCGACGCCAGGGGCGGCGAGTGGGTGCTGCGGCAACGGGTCGGGCCAGGGCATCGGAGGTCACGAGTTCCCCAAGAGTCGATCAGCCATAGCGATTCTCCGCGCGGTAGATCCGCAGCCGGCGAAGGAGGAGCTGAAGGGGCATGTAGAGCCGGCGCCAGATCCAGTCGCCCATCATGCTGCCTCCGTCCAGATGTCGATGAAGGCGCCATCCGTGCTCGCCACGCCGGGCGTCGTGTCCGTGATCTGCTGGAACCGCAGCTGCGTGTAGCCAGGCAACACGAGGACCTCTGGGAGTGCGCCGACCGAGTAAAAGGTACCGTCGCCCGCAGCCGGAGCGCTCGGTGTCACTGTGGGGCGCCGGTCCTGCGTTGCCTGGTTGGTGAACAGCGTCACCCAGACCGAGCCGTTCCAGTAGTCGACCTCGAACTCTGCCGGGCCGGTCGCGCTCGCGAGCATCGCCGTCCGCAGCATCATCGGCGCCGGCAGCACGAGGGCGCGATCACCAGGCCCGGGCAGCACGCCGTAGGCGAGTTCCGCGCCGACGCCTCCATACAGGAAGAGCGTCGTGCGTTGCCGGTCGGGGCCGAGCCAGCGCCGCACGTCCTTGACCGCCGTGATCGCGCCGGAGAGCGTCGTCACGCGCCAGAGCTCCAGCGCCTGCGGATGAGGCTTCGCCGCCTGCCAGATCAGATCCGGGTTCGACGGCACCTTCCACACACTCACCGTCGAGTTGTCCGGGAAGAGGATCGAGACCGGGCTCGCGGTCATGTCGAAGGAGTCACCGACGATGCCGGAGCCAGGGCCGAGAGTCGCGTTGAGACTCGAGATCCCGTAGAGCAGCCAACCGCCCCAGACGGTCAGGGTCTGGTCGATGTCACCCGCGAGAATCGCCGCCGTCTGCGGCACCTGGACGTAGCCAACGAGGGGCTCGCCCACCGGGAGGACAGGCCGCCCGCTGAGCGCCACCGGGTAGGCGGCCGCCAGGCCCTTGGTCACGGTGAGGAGCGGCCCCGCGCCGGCGGTGAGCGCCAGCCAGTAGGCTTGCCCTGCCGCCAGCGTGGCGCCGGCGCCGTCGTGCTGGTCGAAGGCGATGGCCTGCTCTAGGCAGACCTTCGGAAGGCCCTGGAAGCGGTACTGCAGGTCTGCCAAATGGACGTTGTTGTCCGGCGTGCCGGAGGCGGTGAGACCGCCGCCCGCAATCAGGAAGCTCGCCTCCGAGTCCCCGCAGCCATCGAAGACGCCACGCGCGCCGGCAGACCAGAGGCCGACGGGGATCGGGAGGGATGGCTCCTTGTAGTGCGGGTCGAGCTTGAAGGAATAGGAGTCGCTGAGCTGCCCGATGGGAGCGTTCACCCGGAAGCTGACCGAGTAGCCCGAGTCGGCCGGGATCGTCGGTAGCCTCAAGGGGCGTCCGGGCGCGATCTTCGCCCATCCGCTCGTGTAGGGCTGTGGCGAGCCCGTACCGCCAGGCGCGATGCCCGTCACCTGGGCTTCGAGGTAGCCTTGCGTGACGGCCACGCTGTTGCTGTTGTAGGCGGCGTCGGTCGAGCCCTTGACCAGGGCGCCGATGTAGAGCTCCGTCAATGGGTCGGCAGTCGGGACGCCCTTGCCGTTCCAGATGGTGATGGCGATGGTTGGGGAGATGGTTCCCGAGCCGAGCGTGCCGAAGCTGAGGGCGCCGAGCGGGGCTCCCGTGGAGTCCAGGAACTGAGGAAGGACGCTCACGCAGCCGCACCTCCTAGGATGCACTGCGGCTCGCTGAAGGAGCAGACCTCGACCCGATTCAGCAGCGGCGCGTCGCGCTCGATCCGCCGCGCCGCCATCTCGCAATAGTCCGGCTTCAGCTCGATGCCGATGGCGTTGCGGCCCATGCGGAGCGCGACCATGGCCGTCGTGCCAGCGCCGGAGAAGGGATCGAGGACGGTGCATGGCGCGATCTCCGCGACGTGGCCGCAGGATGGCAGCCAACCCGAGGTGGATCGCTCGCGCGCCGGGAGCTTCCAGTGCGAGCCCTTGAAGTCGAGGTTTTGCTTTGAGGCGCCATATGCGGCGGAACGATTCGAATGGCCGGCTTCGCTCGCGGCCTCCTGCGTCGTCTTGCCGCTGACCATTACCTCGCGCTTCCACGGCGCCCCGCACTCCGAGCAGCAGCCGCGCTCCGAGGTACCGGCCGCGATGCAGCGGCGCGCCAACTCGGGCGGGAAGGTGGCGAAGTGCGCTTCAGGGAACGACGAGGTCGGAATGGTCCAGACGGAGCGGAGGTTGCGGCCGCTCGCGATCTCGGCAGCTTCGCCAGGCTCGCGGCCGTCGCGGTGTACAGCGCCATGGGCGCCAGCGTGAGTCGCCCACCCATCTGGTTTCTTCGAGCGCCGGCGGTCGTTGCTGTGCGCCGGCAGGCCGAGGTCCGGGCGCTCTCCGAAGGCTAGCAGCTCGGGCCGCGTCGTAATGGCCGCCTCGCGCACCGCCTCAGCGTCGTAAAAGTACCGCTCGCTCTTCGTCAGCAGAAACACATACTCGTGCGCCGTCGTCGGCCGGTCCCTGACGCTCTCCGGCATCGGGTTGGGCTTCGACCAGATGACGTCCCGGCGCAGCCACCAGCCGGCGTCTTGCAGGGCGAAGGCCAATCTCCACGGCATGCCTACCAGATCCTTGTGCTTCAATCCCTTGGGCACTCCTGCCTTTCGCTCACCGTGGGCGCGCCGCACCTGGACATGATGTGCCAGCGATCCTTCGAGGGTCGACTTGCCGATTGAACCGTTCGGGCGCGAGACGTAGCTGTCGCCCATGTTGAGAAAGAGGGTGCCATCGTTGCGGAGCACGCGCCGAATTTCCGCCGAGATCAGAACGGCGTGATCGAGGTAGAGCTGCGGCGTCGGCTCCAAACCGAAGGAGCCGCGCCAGCCATCCGACCAGAGGAGCGCCGGTATCCCATAATCGCGAAGGCTCCAGTACGGAAAGGAGGTGACGCAGCAGTGGACGCTCCGCGCCGGCATCGCCCGCAGGACCGCCAGCGCATCGCCGCAAATCAGGGTCGCCTGTCGCACTGCCATCAGTCTACCTCACGTCCGCGCCAGCAGGACCTGCGGGAACGGTCCATCACCCGGCGTCGGCGGCTGCAAGAGCGTCGGGGAGCCTGTCGGCATGGGCGAGATCGGCCCGTCGTAGAAGTAGATTGGGCTGGCATCGCCCGGGCTTCGGAGCGGGAACGCGATCAGCCGGGAGTTGTCGGAGCTGTTCTTGAAGCCGACGGCGCTCGCCGGCATCCAAGAAGTCGGCAGAGCCTGGAAGGGAGGGCCGCTGACCGGGCTTGCCTGCGCGACGAGGGCCGGCCACTTGTAGGACACGGAGACCTCGTTGGCGCCGACGAGGACGACAGCGCCGATGCCGAAATAAGCGAACCCGGCGTTCGGCGCATCTCCCGGCGAGTTCCAGGACAGCGCCGAGAGGTCGAGCGTCCAGTCATTGCCCGGATCGTCGCGGGTCCAGAGATGATGCGGTCCGACCGCGAGGCCTCCGCCGTCCGTGAAGGGCGCGGTCGGACCGACCGGCGTTGCGATGAAAGCCCCGATCTGGCCCACCGCGCCGCTGTAGATTTGGAATGGCGGCGAGCCGGAGGTGTTGCCTGGGCCACCGACCAGAAACTGCCCGCTCGAGAAAGCCGGGCCGAAGAACGCTCCGAGGCGATGGCCGGCGAGAAAGTAGGGCTCGCACAGGGCGAACGCCCCGGGGATCGTCCAGGTCACGACGGCCGAGGAGTGCGCGGTCGCGTCGAGGACGCGAAGGAGAACGGTGTCGCCAGAGCCGGGGGCGTAGTTCGCGGCAAGGATGTTGTCGGTAGGGATTGGCGCGCCATGCGGGTAGGCGGTCGGGGAGTCGAAGATGCCGGAGTAGGAGACCTTCGCGCGGCGGCTGCCGTAGGTGCCATCCGAGTTGTACCAGTAGGCGTAGAGGAAGGTTCCGTCGTCCGCGATGGCGAGGTAGGCGTTCGCGGTCGGGGGCGGTGGCGGAGGAGGAGGGGGCACGACCGGGAAGAAACCGAAGGCAACGGAAGTGGACACGGCGAACTCGCTCCCTCCTCCTTGACCGCTGGTGGCGCCGAGGATCATCTCCTGGCCGAAGCCGGCGCCTTGGTTGACGAGGGTGACTTTGGTTCCGGGGAGGAAGGACTGGTTGCCGAGCGATGAGACGGTGTAGGTCTGGTCATTGCAAATATTCTTAACTAGGTGCATTCCGTTGCCGAGGTAGCCAACGTATTCAACTTCCGTGCGGACATCCGCGCCGGCCTGGGCTGCGGAAGACAGCACCGCGCCGAGGCCTGCTGCCGCAAACTGGCCTTGAAGGAAGCCGGCGCGGGGACCGGTGCGCGGAGGCATCTACTCTCCAAGCCCCCGCCAGCCAACCCAGGAGCCGGAGCGGATGAAGAGGCGCGGCGCAACCGCATCCAAGAGGTCCGGGTCATGGCGCTCGCCTGGCGATGCATCCGCGCTCGATGGCATCCCGCCGCACCGGCACTGCACCACCGCCTTATCAGTCCCAAGCGGATCTGGCGTCACTGCGGCGCACGGCATGAGGAAGCCAACTTCCCGGAGGTTGGCGCTGCTGGTGAAGTCGCGCTCGAATTTGACTACGGCACTCCCGCACTCCGGGCACACGATCTCCTCCCCCGCTCGCGCGATCAGTATCCCATCTCGGGGTTCGAGGAAGGCGGTCATGCGGACCTCTTCAGGACCGCGATCATCTGTCGCCCAAGGTACTCGGCATAGGCCGGCGGGATGGCCTGGGACAGTTCGTAGCGGTTCATCCAATCGATCCCCATGGCCGCGCGCCGAAGCTCGGGCCCGGCACTCCGCGGGCGCGACCGCTTGCCGCCGTTGCCGACGACGGTCCACCATTCGCCGGGGTGCCCCTTCGGGCAGTCGGTCCCCATGAGCAGCAGCGGCGACTCGAACAGCCGATGCCGCTTCACGCGGATGCCGAGTGCGAGGCCACAGATCATCACCGGACGCCGGAGCGGCGCGCCGATGACGTTCTCGATCACGTAAGGGGCGCCGCCGGCCGCCAAGCGCTCGCGCATCGGCGCAAGGAGATCGGGATGCGCCTCCTTTGCGCCGGACCCGCGCATAACGGTCGCCGCACACCAGCGCTGGCACGGCGGACTCGCCCAGATGAAGTCGAACCCGCCGAGCGGGTAGGTGAGCGCGTCCGCCTGGACGAACACGCCGCCCCGGTAGCGCGGCTGCGGGTGGATGTCCACGCCGGTCACGTCGAAGCCGGCGCGCTGCAGGCCGACGCTGACACCCCCGGCGCCGCAGAAGAGGTCGAGAGCCTTCATGGCCGCTTGGCGAACCTGCCGCCAGCTCCGCGGATGGAATCGGGAGGGATCTTGTTGACCAGCTCGAAGAGCCGGCGGCGCAGTTGTTTCCGCTGGTCGCCGCTGGCGTTTCGGAAGCTCAGTCGGTCGAGTTCCTTCTCGACGGCGCCGCTGTACATCCGAAGGCGCGTGCAGACCGGACAGAAGACGCGCCGTCGATGACCCTCTACAATCTCGATAGGTTCGCCGCAAGACAGACACCGTGCCTCGACCATTGCCCCTCCGCAGGGCCAAAGCATATGCGTTTGCCACGGGCCGCGTCAAGCGGAATATCGCCTCCCTCATGAGGTAGTTCCCATCGTCGGCACCGTCACCGCCCCGACGAGAGGGTAGATCGCGCACACGAAGGTGGAGTATCGCGGGTCCGACGCCTCGCCGTTGCACCAGTGCTTCGCCTGGCTGATCTGGGCCAAGTTGTCGACCCCGAGCGGCCGGCAGGTGAGCCAGATCCACATGCCCGTGTACAACATCCCGAGGAGCGGCGTCGTGACCGTCACCGGGTCGGCGGCCGCCTGCTCGATGATGTGCAGGCCGGCGTCCCCCAGCTCCTGCGGCGTCTCGGCCCAGGTGAGGCTCGTCTTGATCTTGTACGGCGGGTGCGTCGCGAGAAGTCCAGGCGCGGTCACAGTGACCTTCATGGGCTGCGTCTGCGTCGGGTCCGCCGTCTGGCCGGCCGTGAAGATCGTCGGGTCGGGGGTGTAGTTCGGGAGCTTCTCGACGCCGGGTGGCGCGCCCTGGCCGAGCACCACGACAGGGTTGCCCACCTGCTGCGTGCTCGACCCGTCGAAGTTGAATGTGCTCTGCACTTTCGTGAAGCCGGTCTCGCTGTTCGGGAAGTATGCCGTCTGCGTAATCCCGACCAGCTCGAAGGTCTCCTCTGCCTGGCTCGACTGCTGATTGTTGGCCGTGTAGAGGTACTGGCCGCCCTGGTAGAGCCCGAAGCCGTAGCTCCAGGTCGTCTCGCTACTCACGTTGCCGTTGGCGTCCGCCTTGGTCACCAGGAAGTCCTGCCGGGTGACCATGAAGCTCGCCGCCGCGTCGAAGACGGCCTCTCCGCTCCCGCGCAGGAGGATGCCGTTCGTCGGGTCGATCGACTGCCAGGGGGTCGAGCCACTCGCGATCTTGAGCGCGCCGCGCCGCATGTAGTAGCCCTCGGTCGTAGTGATCGAGCCGAGGAAGAGTCCCGTGCCAAGGACCTCGCCGGTCGCCGTGCCGCTCAGGCCCTTGTACCAGGGGTCGGCCGGCAATCCTTGGGGGCCGACGTAGCCGATGCCGTCGTAGAAATACTGCGTCGTCACGCGCGACGAGAGCTGAAACTGCTCGGTCGGTGTCGCGAAGCCGCCTCCCGAGTCCCCTGCGATGGCGCCGGCCGCTACAAAGCAACTGAGCGCGTCCTCGTGATGGGTCGACTCGTTCCACTGGTAACGCGCCGCCTCCGGCCACACGTACGAGTAGGTCTCGACCGTCTGCCGCACGAGGGTGCTTCCCAGCGTGTCGCGCGTCGTGACGACAATCAGGATCGGGCGCTCGGTCGGGGGCCCCGGCGCGAAGGAGATGCCCGAGATGGCGCCCGAAATCTGCTGCTGGCCGCCGGCCACCTTGGGTGCGTAGCTCGCGAGCGTCACCTCCCGCTCCTGGGTGATCTGGTGCCCGGGCGCGGCTGTTGGCGGCGTCGTGATCTGCTGCGTCCCGGTCAGGGTCACGCTGGTCGGGATCTTGCCCGGCGGTCCGTCTGCCTCGGCGCGCTGCGCGGTGACGATCAGCCGCTCGTCGAGGACGAAGGCCGAGACTGCATCGCCGTTGTTCAGAGCTCCGGCGACCGGATTCCAGTTGAAGCCGTACCGGTCCCGAAGGAGCTTCCGTCCTTCGAGGGCGAACATCTCCCCGCCGAGCTGCCATGGGTCGCCGTCGATCAGCGGCACATACTTGTTGACGGGGTTGCCGCCCTCGAAGTTGAACCAGCTGTCGGCGACGGGGCTGTCGGTGTCGAAGGCCGACATGATGAGCTGCGCGACAACCTGGTCCCGTCGTAGGTTCGAACCGGCGGGGATGACCAGCGTTCCGGGCATCCCGTCGAAGCGGCCGCCGCGGTCGAGCCCGGCAAGCTCCTCGCGGTTGCCGATGCGCGAGCCCCGGCTCTGCTCCGCGTAGCGCTTCACCGTCGTGGCGATGCCATGCAGCATCAAGGGGTAGCGCACCACCTGGCCGGCGACCTTGTAGCAGGCATAGAGGTCGACATCCTGGAGCCCTGTCGGCGGGGCGCCGCGCTGCAAGGGGTTGCCGAAGACGCCATCGGGCGTGGTCAGCGCGGTCGTGAACACCCAGGTGTTCAGTTGCCGGTCGAGCTGCGTATCGATCTCGATCTTCCCTACCATCATTTCGAGCGGGACGAGCTGGCCGCCGACGTAGACTTCGAAGCCTGCCTCCTGGAAGCACTGCGCGAGCGGGATGGCTCCCTCCGCACCGGTCGAGTCCACGGCTGCGGTGAGGACGGCCTCCTGTCCTGCGGCGATGGGTCCGCTGCCGGCGTTGACGTAGGCTTGCATCTCGGCGGTGACGGCGCCCACACCGGAGGTGGCGGCGAGCATGAAGAGGGAGATGGTCGGCATGCTAGAATCGGCCTAATGAAACGGGTATTCAGGCGGCTCGCGGAACTGAGATGTTCCCATTGCAAACGCCCCTTCATGGCGAAGGTGCGTGCGGGAGAGAGCGGTCGCCGCTTCTGTTCGCGACAGTGCGTAGGAGCTTCGACCGCAGCGCCGATGGCGGAGCGCTTCTGGAAGAAGGTCCACAAACTTCCCGGGGATGGATGCTGGCTCTGGCGCGGCGCTAAGTTTCGCGGTGGCTATGGTCAGTTCGACAGGAGAAACGCTCACAGAGTTGCGTGGATTCTCACGAACGGCAATCCCCCCAGGGGTCTCAATGTCTGCCACGACTGTCCTGGCGGCGACAACCCTGGATGCGTTCGGCCATCCCATATGTTTCTTGGAACGCAGGCTGAAAATCGGGGCGACTGTGCAAGGAAGGGAAGGACGGCGCGCGGTGAAAGAAATAGCGGGGCGAAGCTCACCCGCGACCAGGTCTTGCAAATCAGGTCTGAGAAGGCCGCAGGGGCCACAGTCAAGCAGTTGGCGATCGCGCACGGTGTCTGCCGGGACTCGATTTCAAATATTGTGGGGCGACGTACATGGGCGTGGCTCTAGCCGAACGAGCCGGTTCTTATTTCCTCTAGATCAAAGGCTTGCTTGAGGTTGTTGATGTCGCTGATCTCCCACTTCGGTCCCGGAACGAAGGCCACGTAGAACGCCGGCATGTAGAAGACGGCGATCTCGCCCGAGGTCACAACGCTGACCGCCTGCCCGGCGACCGTGGCTGCCGCGTCGTCCCGCGTGCCGTTGAGATAGACCTGCACCGTTTGCGCGGCGCCGAGCGGGATTCCGTCTGGCGTGGTGGCGGGAAAGCCCGCGAGCCCGCTGCACACAGGCCGGCTGAGCGTCCCCGAAGCCTGTCCCGCCGGGAACACGTCCATGGCCCAGACCCCGGGCACGAAGGCGACCGGCCGAGCCCGCGCACGCGAGAGCATGAAGCTGCGGAGATCATCCTCGGAGTCTGCGACCATGGCCACGGTGAACTTCCACTTGTCGGCCAGGAGAGGCGCCGAGGCTCCCCGATAGGGAGACTGCATGATGTTCGTCCCGGCCATGGTGTCCAGGACGAAGACGCCATCCGCAGGTTCCCAGGTGAGGCTGTCCGCGCCAAAGTCGTACCAGCGCCCGTCGAGCCAAAACTTGTTCGGCAGGAACGTGATGTCCCACTTCAGGTAACCGCCGCTCGGCATCTCAGATCAACTTTGCCGCGCGGAGGGTGAGCGCTGGCGGTAGATCGCGGTTGGACTGCACGGCGGAGAGCAGATCCTTGAGGGTCTGGTGCATGTCCTTGACGTTGCCGGAGATGGCTCGCTCACCCGGGGTCGGAGATGCTTCAGCATCCTTCTTGCGCGAGGACGGCGCAGCTCCCCCTCCCCCTCCTCCGATGGAAGCGCGCGCCGCACCCCCGCCGCCAGCCCCAGCGCTCGCGTCGATCCCCTTCGCGGCGCTCCCGTAGGTACTGACGAAGACCGGCTTGCCGTTCACGTCGTAGGCGACGTGGCCCGGTTCGCCGAGAGTGGGAATGCCCGGTGCGCCCGCGCCGGCCGCCCCTCCTGGAGTTCCGGCGGAGCCGAGCGTCCCCGCTGCGCCAGCCCCCGTCTTCCGGCCATAGTCCGTGACGAAGACGGGTTTTCCGTTAACATCGTAGGCCACGTGTCCGGGCTCGCCGAGGTTCGGAATTCCGCCTGCGCCGCCCGCGCCTGCGCCCGAAGATCCAGCCGCCCCGGCCCCCGTCTTGCGACCGTAATCCGTGACGAAGACCGGCTTGCCGTTCACGTCGTAGGCGACGTGGCCCGGTTCGCCGAGGTCCGGTATCCCTGGTGCTCCCGCAGCCCTTCCCGGCGTTTCGCCGCCTGCGGTGCCCGCGCCAGCAGAGCCGGCCGCCCCCGCGCCGTACCCTGAGACGAAGACCGGCTTGCCGTTCACGTCGTAGGCGACGTGGCCCGGTTCGCCGAGAGTGGGGACGCCCGGAGAGGCAGGAGCCGGCGGGGCGGCCGCCGGCGCGGCCGCGGTCGCCTGCGCTGCATCCCCAAGGCTCGCCACCTTGGGCGTCACCAGATCAAGGGCGTCCGCCGTTGCCTGGCCGGCGGCCTTCTGCGCATCCGCGAAGTCACGGAGGTCGGTCGCGTGTTGCTCGAGAAGCGGGTTGACGAGTGCGAGCGCCGCGGCCGTGTCCCGGTAGCTGTCCGCGAGCCGCATCAGCCGCCCCGTCCGCTCGGCCCGAAGTCAGGAGCGCCGGGCCCGAAGTTCGGCGCACCGCTGCCGAAGTCTGCCGCGCCCGGACCGAAGGACGGCGCTCCGCTTCCAAACGAAGGAGCGCCGGAGCCGAAGCTTGGCGCACCGCCGCCCCACCAGGGCGGCAGCGCCGGCCCAAAGTTGGGGGCACCACTGCCGAAGTCAGGTGCCACAGGACCGAACGACGGGGCGCCTGGGCCAAAGGAAGGAGCCCCCGAGCCGAAGTCCCCGACACCACCGCCTGGCGCTCCTCCGGGCGATGGGGAACCACCAGCTGGAGGAGGAGGACCGGCCGGCGAGACGCCGCCCTGACCCTCCTGGCTCACGTCGTTGGTCGCGTTGGCCGCCCATGGACCGCCGAAGCCGACGCCCGCATCCGAGTTGAAGATCGCGGAGAAGCGGCCGCCGATGGCGCCGCGCACGTAGTCTGGCTTCCGGCGCTCTGCGATCTCCAGCTCCTGCGCGGTTTCGAGTCCTCGCGAGGCGGCGCGAGCGCCACCGCAGGCCTTCAGCGCTCGCCTCTTCGCCGCGAGAAGCTCAGCGAGAGCCGCCGTGCGCTCGTCCCAGGCGGCGCGGTCCTCAGCCAGCGCTGCGGCCTCGCTGCTCATGCGGCCGCCTGATCCTGAAGGCAGGTAGTGAGCTGCTTGCAGATGTCGATATCGAGGATGGCCTCTGCGCGCCAAGCGGCCATGCTTCGCGTCACGGTATCCCAATCCGTCGCGAGGTTCCGAAGGTCGCCCCCGAGCCGCTTCACCATCGCGTCGAGCTGGTCAAAGTAATACTCCTCTTTGTCGAGTTCGACGGCGAGGGGCTGCCCCTTGTCGATAAGCTGCTGACTGGCATCGGCGGCGGCCTGAAGTTTTACTCCAGGATCGGCCTTCGCGATCTTCTCCATGGAGGTCGCGACCTTGTCGAGGGCCGGCGCCGCAGCGGTCGCTGAGGATGCGACTTGGCCGAGAGCTGCGGCGCCTTTCTGCTCCGAGCCGGCCGCCTTTTCGGCGGCGTCACCAGCCTGCTGATGGCCCGAGACGAGCCGGGGAAGATCGGATGCCAGCGCCGCAGTCGCCGTCTGTTCGTCCCTGACCTGGGTGACGAGGAGCTTGCCCTTGTCGGTCGCGTCGCGCACGGCGACGGTATCGTCTCGCCGCTTCGTGGTCACCTGGGTGATGACGGCGATGCCCTTCTCGGTCTGCTCGACTTCGAGCTTCGTCCCCTCCGTGCTCTTGCCCTGCTGCGCCTCGGCCGCGACCATGGCGTCGGTCACGGCGATGCGGGCGTCCTTGTTCTCGTGCTGCTTGTCGGTATCGCCCCGAACAGCTTCTCCGCCAGCGAGCAGGGAGGAGGTCGCCTCGCCGCTGCTGCGGGTCAAGCTGATCGAGGCAGAGGCGGTCTGGGAGGACGCCGCCGCGAGGTCGCGCTGCGCCCGCGCCTCGGCCTCGAAGGCGGCCACGGTCGCGGGACTCTTGCCGGCTAGATCCGCGCTGGCGAGCCCCGCCCCGCGGTCGGCAGCGGCCACCGCCGCCGCCTGATCGGCCTGCTCCTTCATGGCGGCTGTCAAGGGCCGCAGCGTCGCGGTCGCGGCACCGGCCGCCGCCCCGGTCTGGCCCATGGCGCCAGCGGCGGCGGTCAGTCCAGGCGCGATCTGGCCGGCCTCGTTGCGCAGGCTGTCCATCATCTGCGCCACGGTGCGCAGCGGGTTCAGGTTGGCTTCGAGCCGCTGCCGGAAATCCTGGGTGGCGACACCGGCCTGCGTGAAGATGTCCGCGACGTCGCCGCCCCACTTGCGAAAATCGGCCTCGGTGACCGTTCCCGCCTTCGCGGCGTCGAGCAGCCCTTGCGTCACATGCTGGAACGCAGCCTGCGCATCGGGACCCAGGCCGGACAGCTCGGCCTTGAACTTGTCGTCCTCGGTAATGAGGTCGCGCACCTTCCCGTAGACGGCCTCGTAACTCAGCGCCAGCGCCTTGTTCCCGGCCTCGCCGCTGCTCACTTGGTCGCGCTGTTGCTGCTGGAGCTTCTTGACGGCGGCCGTCTGCTCGAAGACCTTCGACTGCAGCTCGTCCATCCGCGCCAGGTCCTCGGCGCTGCTCGTCGGCTTGGCACGGAGGGCCGCCAACTCGGCCTGGTTCTTCGCGAGGTCGCCCTGCGCGCCCTTGAGATCCGCGCTGGCCCCCTGGTCGATTGGCTTCGAGCCCATCTCCGCGAGGCGACGGATGCTTTTCTCGAGATCCTGTTCCCGCCGGTGCTGGATCTTGGCCTCTTCGTCGGCCACATGCTGCGCGCTCTTGAGCTGCTTCTCGCCCTCCTTCTCATAGCCGGTCGTGAACTGCTGGAACTCGCGGAGAAGGGCCGCCAGCTCCAGGCCCTCTTGGGCGCGAGCCTTGCGGGTCGCCTCCGGCAACAGATCGAACGCCGTCGCGGCAGCCTTGACTTGCTTCACGATGGCATCGGCCACGTCCTTGGTGACCTGGCCGGTGCGGTGCAGTTCATCCTCGAAGCCGGCGGCGAAGTGCCGCACGGCAATCAACTGCTGTTCGAAGGCCGCGCCCATGTCGACCGTCAGGGGCGAGAAAGCGTCCCGCAACTGGAGTAGCCGGTCAAGCTGCCCCTGGATGAATGCCCGGTCGAAGCTGTCGTAGCTTTTCGCCTTGTTGAGCTGCGTGTCGAGCTGCGACACATACTCGCGGGCCGTCTCGGCGGACACGCGGCCCACTCGCTGGAGCGCCTCGCCACGCTCGATCAGCCCAGGCAGCGAGGTTGAAAGCGCGAGGGCTTCCAGGTGAAGGCTCGCAGCGTGCTCGGCCGCCGCATCGGAGGCGGTCACGGAAGCCGCCTTGAGCTGCGTCTCCGCAGCCGCGATGGCGGCCACGTCGCCGGTCATGCGCGCGCGGTCAAGGACCATCTGCGCGCTCGCCATGCGCTGCCGCTGCACGATGAACTCGATGCCCCTCGCCAGATTGGCTAGGCTCTCTCCGGCGCTCTTCGCCGTCGCTGTGCTGCCCTCAAGCAGCAGGCGAAACTCTTCGCGCAGGTTCGCCAGAGCCGGCAGGTACTGCTCGCCGGCCACGGCCGCGCTCGCCTGCATCTGGTCGTGCAGCCGGGCGTCTGCCGCTGCCGCCGAGTCGATCGCGCCACGGAAGCCGCCAGCCATCTCCTCGGAAACTCGAGTGATGAGCGAGAGCAGGACCTGGGCTCCGAGCTGGCCGCCCTTGGTCATCTTGTCGAGCTCGGCCTCGGTCAGACCCGTGACAGCGCGCAGGTTCGCCAACCCGGTCGGCAGTTCGTCGGACAGGCGGCGCCGCAGTTGGGCGGTGCTCGCGGCACCGCGGTCGATGATCTCCGCGAAGGTCTGGAGGAGCTGGTTCGTCTGCTGCTGCGGCGCGCGTAGCTCGGCCATGACCTCGGCGGTGCGCGAGAACAGCGCCTGCTGCTCGGCCAGCGGGATGTTGGCGCCGTGCTCGGCCGCCGTCAGCTTCCGGTAGCTCTCCTCGACCTCGTTCACCACGAAGCCGAGCCGGAGGGCCTCGGCGCGGAGGAAAGCTTCTGCCTCCGCAGCCTGCCGCGCGCCGCCGGCAGCTGCTTCGAGCCCGATGGCAAGCCGCTGGCCCCGCTCGGCTGCGGCGACAAACGCCTCTCCCAGCTCCTTGATCTTGCGGGCCGCCTGGTAGGCGAGCATCAGCTCGATCGAGAAGGCGATGCGGTTGAAGGCACGGGAGAGGAGCGAGAGGCCACCAGAGGACGCGCGCTCGCCTTCGTTGCCGACGTTGCGGATAGCGTCACGCGCCTTTTCCGCCGCTACCGTCGCGTTCGCGAGGCGGCTCTGGAGGAGCGCGAGCTGTTCCTCGGTCCCGGCGGCAAGCGGCGTGCCCTGCGCCCGGGCGTGCGCCACAGCGGCGGCATAGGCATCCACCGCAGCGCGAGCGCTCGACACCGCGGACGCCACGGCAGGCCAGTCCCTGCCGCCCTCAGCGCGGAAGAGTCGCGTCTGCGAGGTCGCCTCCTGGATGGACAGGGCAGCGATGCGCTGGGCGCCGGCTACTTCGGCGGCTGAGGCTCTCTGCGCCTCTGCCACTTCCGCTGCGGCCGCTCGCTCCTCCTCAGCCTCGGCCCGCACCGCAGCTCGGAGTCCGGCAACTCCCTCAGCGGCAGCCAGCGCCGCCAGCTCGGCGCGCTCCAGTCGCGCCTGGAAAAGGGAGAGCTGCTCATCGGCACCAGGTGGGATGGGCGAGCCGGCCGCGCGCGCCTCATCGATGACCGCGACCAGCTCTTGAACCGCAGCCCGCGCGCGATCGACAGGTCCCCGCAGCGTGTCCCATCCCCTGCCGCCCTCGCTTTCGAGAAGGCGGGAGCGCTCCAGCACCTCTTGGATGGATAGCGAGACAATCCGGTTTGCCTCCGCGATCTGTGCCGCAGCGCTCCGCTCCTTCTCAGCCTCGGCCTCGATCGCCACGCCAGCGCGGCTCGCCTCCGTGGCGACGGCGAGCAGACCGGCCTGAAGGCGGCTTAGCTCTGCGGGTAGCGAACCCCCGATCGTCGCCCCCGCCTCTGACGCTTCACGCAGTCGCGCCTCGAAGGCGCCGATCGCCCGGTCTGCCAGTGCGAACTCTTCCACGACGGAGCGCGCGCCGCTCGTGACCGAGCGGTAGAGTTCCGACAAGGCCCCGCGCGCTGCCTTCGCCGCCTCGATTAGCGGTCCCTGGGACTCGCCCTCGACCTCGCCGGCTGCGGTCGCCTCGCGAGCCGTGGCGGCCAGCTCCGCGCGCAGGCTGGCGGCGCTCTCGGCTGCCGCGCGCTCGGCCTCCGCGATACTGTCTGCGGCGCCTGCGACTCCGGCGCTGGCCGTGGCCGCCACATCGGGCAGGCGCAGCCATTCCTCGTTCAGCCCGCGCAGCATCCCGAGAACGGCATCCAGCCGTTCCTGGACTTGCTCGGTGCTGATGGTCAGCGGCTGGCCGGCGAGATCAAGCTCGCCGCGGCGCACGACTTCGAGATCGGCCAGGAGCGTCCGCAGGCTCTCGGCCGCGTTGCTGATGTTGATGACGACTTCTGGATGCTGCTCGCCAAGCGAGAGAAGGCCCGCGGTCATCCCGCGCACCATGGCGAGGACCTGCTCCAGCGCCGCCTTGGTGTCGGCGACGAAGCCTAAGAGGACGTCATCGGCTGCCATGCGTCGGCGCCCCTCCCGGTGCTACGCGAAGGCGTCGGCGTCGGTCAGGTCGGGGATCTCGTTCTTCAGCTCGAGGGTGATGTCCGAGGGATAGGTGCCATCGGTGCTCGGGTTCGCCTCGAAGTCGATCGAGTCAGGCAAGGACTTCTCGCCTTCCACGCTGGTCGTCTTGCCCTTCGACAGGACGTTCTTCATCGTCAGTGTCGCGTCGTAGTTGTACTTGCCGCTGGTGCCGAGTGCCACGCCGCTGTTCATGTTCAGCACGATGTCGAACGGCGTCCCCATCACGAGGAATTCCTGGAAGCTGAACCCGGGCTGTGCCTCGCGCGCTACCTTTCCGTCGACCATCTGGTAGCCCCACTCGCGGGTGCGGGAGGGAAGGCGGCCACCAAACTCGTACTTGGCTTCGGCGCCCGTCTTGATCGTGAGGTCGCCGCTGTCGATGTTGATCGTCTGGCCGCCGGCGACGATGAAGGCGGACAGGATCTCGTTCACCACGATGACCGGGGGCGGATCGTAGGGCCACGTCGGGCTTCCCGTCGTCCAGTCGGGGCAGACAGCGGGGAAGTGGAACTCATCGCTGACGGCGAAGTTGGCCGCGCCCGGGAGCGGGAAGTAGCCCTCGGTCGGCAGGCCGGTGAACTGACCCATGGGGTTGCCGTTCTCGTCCTGCAAGAGGTACCAGACGCCACGAGGGACGGTGTAGGCGCTGCCGTAGGTCGCGGCGCTCCCGCGCTTGGTGGTGATCGTCACCGTGGTCGAGGTCAGCGCCGTCACCTTCACGTAGAAATCGAGCGGCGTGCTCCCGGAAGCGGGATAGTTGACGGCGTTGATACCGCGGAGCTGCGGGACTGCGGTTCCGGTGTTGCCGCCGGCCGGGACCGAGGCGCCCCAGAAGTCGAAGGCGCCGACGACGCCGGTGAAGGTCGAGCTGATGAGCTGCTTGCCGGCCCACTTCAGCGAGACGCCGCCGGCGCGCATCTGGGAGTAGTGGGTGATCTGGCCGGTGTTGCGGTCGATCCAGCACTCGCCCGTCTCGGGGAACGGCGTCGCGCCCAGGCGGCTGAGCTTGTGCGAGTAGGCCGCCGTCTCGCCGGCCAGGGCCGCGCCCGGGATGTCGTAGTTCTTGAGGAGGAGTGCCCAGAGGCCCCACTCCATCCGCGGCTGGAAGGCGTCGAACTCGATGTCACCACCGGGCTCGAGCTTGCCAACGAGAGGCGCCGGCCGCATGCCGCTGCGCGAGAGCGCGGTGCGCTCGACGAGCTGGCTCTGGGCGCCGATCTTTTCCCCCTTGAAGTTGTTGAAGTCGTGGATGCGGCCGGCCGGATTGGCGATTCCGGCGAGCGCCTCGAAGCGCCACCGAAAGAGGCCGAGTGCGGGGTTGAAACGAATGGCTTCGCTCATGATCTCTCCTCAAGCAGGCAAGCGGCTCGGGTACTGCGTCCACTGCGCGTAGCGCATCTCGATACCCACGGCGAAGGCGACGATGCTGTTCTTATCCTGAATCGGGATGGGGTCGAACCGCCCAAACTCGCTCGTGGCCGCGAAGGTCTTGGCGTTACCGATGTTCGGAAAGCGCTGCGTCACCTTGTCGTTCACTGCCTTCGATGGGAGGAGCGAGAGAAGATAGGTCTGAAGAGAGCCGATAGATGGCTCGTCTTGGCCTATGCCCGTAGCGAGCGGCTTTGTGAACTGCGAGAAGCAGTAGAGCACGCCGATGCGGATGTCTGCCTTGATCTGACCGATGGCTGCGATTTCATTCACGCCGAGGGCGGCGACAATGAGGATCGGGTAGGCAAGTTCGGCGTCGCCGGTGAAGATGTGGCGCCGCTCGATGCGACCGTTGGTCGCCTGCTGCAAGATGGGATCGGCCTGGAGAAGCTCAAGGACCGCGATCGACACGTAGTCGACCCCGAACATCGGCCAGCCGCCGCCGAGAGCCGCCATCAGGCCGCCAGGAGGGTGGGCGCCGCTTCGCCGCGCACGACCCAATTGCGGAAGGTAGAGACGACGAGCCGCCGAAGCTCGGGATGCCAGGCGGCATGCGGGCGCCCGGGAACGCGCAAGCCGGTGAGCATCGTCGCCTCACTCAGCGTGACGCCGTAGGTGAAGTAGAGCGCCCACCACATGGCGAAGCGCTGCGGCCCCTTCCAGTTGCGGCGCCCTGCTGTGCGCTTCTTCGGCAGGATGATGGTCGGGCCAGTCGTCGGGTCGGCGCCCGTGCCCCCGCGGATGACGCCTGCGTAGGGGAACGCGGAGCCAGAGATGCCGATGGTTGCGGAGTTCTCGGTGACGCGCGTGATGGCACCCGGGCCGACACCCTGCCAGGCAGCGGCGTAGCTCCCCTTCTCGCTGATGAGCGGCGGACCCTCTCCGCTCTTGCGCCCGAAGGGTACGCGGGATGCCCACGGAACCGCGCCTCCCGAGGGTGAGAAGTAGACGCGACCGTCGAACTCCTCCGCCACGCGCCCGCGCATCACCTTGACCGAGGCCTCCAGCGGCGGCCGCGGATTGGCAAGCCGCTGGAGGTAGGGCTCGACCCGGCGCAGAAGAGCGTCGGGATCGATCCTGGCGCGGAAGCGGAGGATGGGGTTCACTTCGCGGGCTGCGCCTTTGCCGCCTTTTCCGCGGCAGCCTTCGCTTCCTCGGCGGCGACGTCGACGCCGATGTGCGGATTCTCGTCGAGCTTCGAGCGGTCTACCCAGGCGAAGGCGGCGCGGTCACCAGGCGAGGATGGTCCGTTGCGCCAGCCTTTCTCGGTGAGTACCGGCTGGCCGTCCTTCCCCACCTTGTACGCGAGGACCCACTGTCGCGGGGCCAGCCGGATCAGGACCTGACCGCCCGTGCCGCCGGTACAGTCGAGCTGGAGCGGATGCTCGCCCTCCGGAGCGAGACCAGAGACCGGCGCCGGCTTGGCGGCGGCCACCGGAGTGGGTGCTGGGGGCTCCGGCGCTGGTGCTGGCTTCTCGCCCTCCGGCGGCGCAGGCGGTTCGTCGGTCTTTCTCAGGTTCGCCATCAAAGCCTCCTGGTCGGCAATGGTCTCGGTCACATTGGGCCTCGCTCTTCCAGATCGTTCCAGTTGAAGCCACCGAGATACTGGTTCTGCCACCACTTGAAGGGCCGCCGCGACATGCGCTCACCGCTGCCCGCAAAGGCGAGGCGGCCGCTCGCCAGCTTTGTTGCCTCTGGCGGCTGCGGGTCCGCGTCCAACAGGCTCTCGGTGCCGAGGAGCCACGCCTCGAGGAGGGCCGCGGCGCTCTCTTGCAGCTTCTTGAGGTGGGGCAGCGTGTCCACGACGCCTGCGGCACCGTACTCGCTGATCGCCAGCACGGCGGAGACATAGGAAAGCTCGGCCATCATCTGCGTCCCGATCTCGCTCGGCGGGTCAGTCGAAGGCGTGACCGGCACGTCATAGCCGCGGCGCTTGAGGGCCGCGTTGATCTTCGCCTCAACGACCAGGATGCCTTGGGCGATCGCCGCCGCGAGTGCATCGCCGGCCGGAACGGTGCCCGCCGCCCAATATCGCTGAGCGTCGGACTCGCCGATCAGGCCGTAGACATCCGCTGGCGTGGCGTAGGGCAACGGCTCTCCTTACGCAGGCGGCGGCCCGACAGCGACCGTCTTCTGCAGCACGGCTCCGTCGCCGGTCGGATCGGCAGGGACTTCGCCGACATCGATCGTCTGGAGGAGCCGCTGCTGCTGCTCCACGATGGCGGCTTGCTGCGCTGCCGTGAGGTTGTAGGGATGGTTCGGCTTGCTCCGGAGCTGCACCCAGGCGCCTTGCTCCTCGTCCCACATGAGGCCGAGGTGCGGGTTCTTGGCGTAGACATCCTTCGCCAGGATCGCCGTCTGGCCGCCAAGGTAGAGCTTCTTGCCGTCCTCGCGGTTCTTGGTCTTGAAGCCGTGGACGCTCAGGTTCTTGCCGAGCTTCACCTGCACCAGCGGCGAGTGCGGATCGGCCGGCATGTCTTCGGGCGCGGTGCCGGCGTGGACGAAGCCGGTCGGGCCAATGACGATTCCCTCTTCGCGCGGCTGGTTGACCAGCGCCGCGGCGACCTCCGCGAGCGGATGCTCCGGCAGCGCGGCCGGCGTCGGCGGATGCTCGGCGGCCGGGACGGCGGCGGCGGTCTCTCTGTCTTTCGATGCCATGGCTCCTCCCTACGAGGTCTGATAGGGACTGACGACCATCTGGGCGCAGTTGGTGTTGAAGAGATAGGGAAGCTCGTGCATCTCCCAGGGGTAATACCAGGTGGACTCCTTGTTCTCGTAGAAGGGCGGCAGCGCGCCACCGTCTCCACCGAGCTTGAAGGTCCGGAGCCACGCGAAGTCGCCTTCCGGCAACACGTTGTCCTCGCCCGGGTAGTAGATGATGATGTTGCCGAGCGGGAACATCTGCGTCGGCGTGGGGTCGAGCTCGGAGACGCGGTAGATCGGCTGAGCGTCCCAGATGTTCGCCTCCGAGATCCCCAGGAACTTGGCGACCGCGGTGTAGTCGGGGACCTGCGCGCCAAAGGTGAGAATGCGCTTGGTCAGCAACTCGGTGTCGTTGAGCACGGCCTCGACCGCGAGCTGTCCCAGGAGGCCGAGGTGCAGGAGCTTCTTCGGGATGCCGGTCGCCGCGGTGATGGAGTGCGCGGCGGCGTTGAAGACGTCGCGGAGGTGGAACCCGGCAGGCTGGTTGAAGCCCTCGCCGGCAGTGATGGTGAGGACGTTCTGGTAGCTGCCGGTGTTCAGCAAGATCGCCTGCTTGCGCATCGCGGAATCGAGCTTCACGCCGAGGCGGGCCAGGTTCGCCGAGTTGAGGGCGACGTTCCAGGGGTCGGCGTTTTCCAGCTCCTGCTTGTCGGCCACGCCAGCCAGGGTGTAGCGCTTCAGCGTGATATCGCGGGACTTGTAGGCGCGCGTCACCGCACGGATGGTGCCGCGGGCGGCGCGGGCCGTGTTCCGGCGCACCAGCATCTCGCCCTGGGTCTCGGCGATCCGGTTGGTGTACTTGGAGACCGGGATGCCGGGCATGGCGAGATCCGCCCATGCGAAGCTCCAGTCGTCCTGCTTGCCGGCCGCGGAGTAGACGAAGTTCGTCATCGCGGGGATGATCTGGGAGCCGGTGATCGGCTCCGGGATCGACCGCATCGCGGTCACCATCTCCATGCTCGGGATCATGGCGTCGTCCTTCCCGGCCTACTGGCTGGGTGCCTCGTAGTGAACCAGCTCGAAGAAATCCCCGGGGTTGACGGCCGGGGTGCGGGCCTTGCCGGCGACGTAGATGCCGGAGCCGGCGACGTAAGGGATGAAGCGCCCCAGGTTGTCGGTCGAGACCTTGACGCCGTCACCGATCGCGGCACCGGCCTCCGCCTTGTTGACGATGCCGCCACGCTGCGCGGTCACCTCGTCGCCGATGTTGGCGTCGAAGATCGCGATCGCATCGGGGTAGGCGCCAGCGACGCCGATCGCCGACACGCCGGCGCCGGTCGGGGTGAGGACGACGCCGCGGCCACCGACGATCGCGGTGTCGGCCGCCTCGGAGAAGTTGTCCTCGTAGATGAGGCCCTTAAGGACGGTTGCCATGATCCCTCCTCAGTTCGCCCCGCTGCATCCAGGGCGGCGTTGGATTGCGGCGCATGATCTCGGCGAGGATGGCGTTGGCGTCGGGAGCCTTGCCGGCGTTCGCCTGCTGGAGGCTCCGGGAGGTCGAGATCCACTCCTCGATGCCGGCCGGGTCCATCTGCTCGATCAGCTCGCCGGCCGGCCCAAAGTCGATCTCGGCGCCTTCTGCCGCGCTGGCCTCCATCGCCGGGAAGTGCCGCGCGGCGCGGCTGGCCGAGAGGATGGGCGGCTGGGCCTCGACGTGCTTGAGGTAGGCTTCCCGCGCCTCGCCGGTCAGCGCTCGCGCCGTGGTGAGGATGTGCTCGCGGTCCTTCGGCAGGAAGCGGGTCTCGCCACGGGCCTTGTCGATGCGGGCTTCGAGCGCACGGGAGGCATTCTCCTCGGCCAGGGCGCGCGCGGCGGTCTCGGCGGCTGCGGCCTTGGTGGTCGCCTCGGTCGCTTCCGTCTTCAACTCCGCGATCTGATCCGCCAGCGGCTTCGTGGCGGCGGTGATGGCGGTCGCCGTGCTCTCACTGATCGAGCGGGCGGTGCTCTCGAGCATCTTCTTGAGGCTGTCCTCGTCCATGGCGTCCGGCTCCTTTGCCGGCGCGGCCGGCTCCGGGATGCTGCGGCAGGCGCACTCGACGCCCGCCAGGTCCAAGAGAGCCCGGGCGGAGGCGTCCAGGCCGGAGATGTGCTGGTTGAGCGGCGGGAGACCGTTCTGCCCTTGGGTGTCCCAGCCGATCGCGACATTGCGCAGGTAGGGCTTGCCGTCGAACTGTGGGTGATTCATAAAGGCCATGATGGAGCGGTGGACGTGGCCGTCCGTCATCGCTCCACCGAGGCGCCCGGCGTAGCCGGTGCCGCGGCAGGCCGAGCAGTCTGGATCGTTGCCGCGGCAGGCCGAGCAGCGGTCGGCGATCTCGCTCACCTTGCCATGAAGGTGCTGGCCGTCGAAGCGCAGGGCCTCCACGTGGCCGGCGACCTCGAGCTTGGCCTGCGACTTTCCCTCTGCGGCGTCGTGCGCGTCCTGAAGGCGACCGGAGCGCGCACGGACGATGGCGGCCCTGGCCTTCGCCGGGTCGTAGCTCCGCGCCATGTGGTCCAGGCGCTCGGCGGTGAGGATCTGGCTCTCGGGATACTGCTTGCTTGCCTTCGCGGGATCTTCGGCGCTGGCGAGCGGAATCCATTCCGCGCTGCCAGGCGGCTGGCGCTCCTTCGCGGGCGAGAGAGCAGCCCGCGCGGCGACGAAGACTCGCTCCCAGGGTTCCACGCGCGCAAGCGTGGCACCGGAGTCGCACTCCTCAAAGCGTCTTGTGTCTTGGCGCTACAGGTTGTGCGCTGCGGCCAACATGCGGCGGGCCACGGGATCGTAGCCTCGGGAGCCATCCGCCGTCACCCGGACTTCGATCGTGGCGAAACGGTGATTGCAGCCGCCGCACTGCCGGCGCCGGCGGATGTTGCCGTCTGGCGTCGTGCGCGTCTCGACTACCTGCGAGAGATCCGAGCGGCCGCAGTCGGGGCAGATCATGGTCCAGGCCTCGGCTGGCGTGGCATCTCCACCTGAAAGTTCTTCGGGAGGAAATACCGCTTCAGCCCTACGCATGGCATTCGCGGAACTGCGCCGGACGGCAGCGGCTCGTCGCGATGCTCGGCCAAAGTCTTGCCGCACCAGACGCAGCTATCGACCTCGTTCATCGCACCGCCCTGTGCCACGGCGCGACGACGTTCAACTTTGAGTCTACTTTCGCCTCAAATGTATATTGGCAACTGCAACAGCCAAAGACATCGCCCCGGACAAACTTTGCCGCGTCGTAGCTCCCCGGGCACTTCGCCGTGGCGTTGGCGCGGTCGGTGGTCTCGGTCATCGGTGGCTCGTCCTGAGTGTGGGATAAAGGTCGGCGATTCCCTTGACCGACATGTAGCGACCGACAAACCAGCCACAGGCGAAGGCGGCGATGGCTTGCTCCCGCATGGGGAGATGGCTAAGGTCGATGACCGGAGCTGTCACGCCTGTGCCCTCGTAGGTTGCCCCGGCTCCGAGTCGGTGACCGGATCTTCCGGCGTCCGCTGACCCGGCGCCGCGCCCTTGTCCGCGTCGATCGCCGTCTTGACCAGCGGGGCCGGCGTTTGGAGCTTCAGCACCGGCGCGCCTGGGTCCTCGGGATCGGTCTCCGGTAATCCCCAATCCTCCGCGATCGGCGTCGCCGGCAGGATACCCCCAAGGTCCGTGAATGCCTTCGCCTTCTCGACGCTGATCTCCCCAAGGATGCGGAAGCCCCACCATGGCATGTCTTCGGGGTCGACCTCGCCGATGTTGACGTCGACCATCTGCTGCATGTACCAGTTCGGGATCTGCTCGATCTCGCGCGCCAGGCTCTTCACGTTGTCGAGCTTGGTCTGCGCCTGGACGTCGCCAAGCGCCCGGCCGCCACCGCCGCGTTCGCCCATCGTGGCGGTGAGGTGCTGGCCCTCGATCGCGATCTGCACCAGCTCGTCCAGGTAGTAGAAGAGCTTGATCCACTCGCCGGCGAAGTTGCTGTTTACTAGGTTCTCGAATTGCAGATCCCCGCGGATGACGAGGATGCCGTACTCTTCGAGAAACTGGAGCATCTGCTGCGCTTCCTTCAGGGTCTCCGTCATCACCGCGAGGTTGTTCTCGTCCATGAGCCCTTCGCGCATGGCCGAGCCCATGAGCGCTTGGCCTGGGACCTCGCGGACGATGGGGATGCCCTGGATGGCGTTGCGCGCGCCGCGGGGTAGGTACTCGAAGCACCGCTGTTTCACCCACCAGTACAGCCAGAGGTAGGAGAGTTGCGAGTCGCCGTAGGGACGGGTGCTGCGGGCCGTGAAGTGGTGCCAGCAGAGCCGGTCTTCCTCGGTGCCGTTCAGGACCTCCGGGATGGCGTTGGTCATCGTGTAGCCGACCCATGCCAGCTCGCGGTCTGGGGTGACGCCGAACAACTCCTGCGGCCGGATCTGGATGCGGTCGAACCCCCACTGCGGCTTGTTCTCGAAGGTGAAGGCGCCAGGGCTCATCCAGCCCTGCGTCACCACCCAGCCATCCCATTTGAGGTCCGCCGACTCGCGGAGAATGCCCTGCATCTGGTCGCGCAGGGGGCGCATGGCGGCGCGCGAGAACTTCATCAGGCGCTGCGCGGCGGGGGTGTTCCGGCGCTTGCTCCCGAGTTCCGGGTTGGCGCCGAGCGTCCAGCCGAAGCCGAGCAACTGCGAGATGAGGGCGTTGATCGAGTTCTCGATCTTCAGCTCCGTCCGGCGCATCTCCCTGAAGGTCCGCTCGTCGCGGTACTTTCCGAGCAGGCGAAGAACCGGATCATCGCGCGCCCAGACGACAACGGGTCCGTTGGCGCCACCGTAGACAAGGGGCGGCTGATCCCAGGCGACGACCTGGGTGCGCAACTGTTCGATGTCGAACTGCCGAGCAGGGGCGCCAGGGTCGAATGGGACGGGATGCAGTAGCGGCCGATTCCGCTGCGGGTTGTAGCGGTCAAGAAGCCGCGTGATTCTGGTCGTGGCGCTCCCGAGCCCGGCCGCTGGCGGCGGGGGCTGGGAGTAGCCGGGCATAATTCCCCCAAGCGTTGCGGTGGCGCGCATCAAGAGGGTCCTATGGCCGGAGCCGCTGCCAGGGCTTCCATCGCCTTCTCGGCGTCGGATCTCGTGAAGTAGGGACCTACGGCGCGCTTGGCGAACGGGAGGCGAAACCACCAGGCGGCGTGCGTCCCTGTCGGCCAGCTATCCGCCGTGAAGGCAGCAGGCGAGCCGTCGCGGAAAACGCCGAGCACATCATCGAAGCCTGCGGGCTGCGCCTGCATCAGAACACGGTCACCCGCAACTGATCGTTCGCCGGCGCCGTGAAGGCCGCCAGGGGGGAAGGCGGCGTCACCGCGAACCGGCCCACGTAGAGCCCGGGCGCGATGGCTGCGGGGCTGCTCTCCGTCCAGTCGGCAGGGTCCCACGCATACCAAAGCTGCAGGGACCAGGTGTCCCCGGCCTGGCTGATGCTCATCTTGACCGTGCCGTTCATCGTCGGGAGCGTGCCGCCGCCGAAAGGCGTCAGGGTGAAGATCGCCGTACTCCCGGTCGGATTCGCGGTCAGCCCGTCCACCTTGACGCCAGGGTAGGGGAGCGAGCTGCCGCGCACGATCGCGCAGGGGACGGCGCTGGTCTGCCAGCCAGCGGCGACGGTCGAGATGCTGTCGGGAAACATCGGCGCCCCGCCGAACCCCCAGCGGTAGATGCCGATGATGGCGGTCGGAGAACCCGAGAGCGCATAGGCGAGCTGGAAGCTGTCGAAGGCGCCTGCGGTGTCGGGGAGGCCCGTGAAGTGGTAGAGGGTATTGCCGTCCTCCACAAGAGCGATACCGGTCAGGGCATGCGTTGCTGGCGCCGTCTGCGGGTTGGCCTTGTAGTAGAGCGTGAGGCTCAGGCTGGCGAGCGTCAGACCGGTGGCGCCGAGGCTGAAAACGTCGCTGTCCTGTGGCATCGCGTCACCTCAAAAAGGGCGGCTCCCGGCCCGCGGCAGTCACGCGGTTCTCCGCGCCAGGAGCCGCGCGGGAGGATGAAGAGGGGCCTATCGTAGCACGGCTTACCGCGCGTTGATGACGGGATGCTGGGTGTCGTCGGTCGCGAAGCCGAGATCGTTGGCAGTGACGTAGGTCTCGGGCTCGACGTGGCCGCCGCCATCGATCACGCCGAGCAGGGTGCCAAACTGTTTGGTCGTGCCGTCCTGGTCGACCACATCCAAGGTCGCCTTGCTCACGTCCTGGCTGTTCAGGCGCAGGATGAAGTCGCCGGTTACGTCGGGGTACACGCTGATGTTCATAGACCGCCTTTCATGGCCGCTCGGCGGCCGGTAGTTGCTAGCAAGAACCAGCGAGGCCACCAAGGCCTGACCATGTGCAGACGCCGGCCGGGCAAGTGCACATGCAGTGGATGTGGCTCGTCGAGTTGAAGTAGATCGCCCCCTCAGTGCCGCTGGCGCAGGTGTACGGCGCCGCGCTCTGCGGCACGAAGCGGGTGTACTTGTCCACCACGCCGCTGTTGCCGCCAGAGGTGTTTCCTGCGGTCCATTCGCTCGCTGCGCTCCTGAACCAGTTGAGGTCGGGACTTCCAAGGGAATCGCCGCTCGTGACCCTGATCTGGCCGCCGGAACCCATTACAAAGATGCCGTTATTGCCGTCGAAGGTGAAGAGGTTTGTTCCGGACGTGACGAAAACTACGCGGTGGCTTCCGTCGTCGTAGAAACCTGGCTTCTCGGTACCGCCGGAGTCCAGGAAGTAGAGTCCAGGAGTTGAAGCGCTGCCGTTCGCTAGCGGGTTCGAGAGTCCGGCGGCGCCACCGGAACTGCCGCAGCTCCACACGCCGGCGTTGAAGTTCAGGTGATTGCCGCCGGTGTCGATGCAAGCGGGCAGCGACGTGACGCCGGTACCACCATTCGCCACCGCGACAGTCCCGGTGACATTGGCGGCTGTTCCCGACACGTTACCCGTGACGTTGCCGGTGAAAGTCGACGAGATCGTGACCGGCCCCTGCAGCGAGATGCCGCCGCTCCCAGCCTTCAGGGTGACGCCGCCGGCGCCGGTCGAGGCGTCCAGCGTGATTGGCCCAGTACCGCTCTTGAGCAGGATGTGCCGATCATGCGGAGCGGTGCTCGCCTGCCCCAGGTAGGTCAGGAATTCGAGATAGTCACCCTCGAGCGTGATGTCTGAACCGGCCGAGCCTGGAGACGAGGTGTTTAGGGCGTTGAGCAGCATCCCGTTGCCGGGGTCCTTGAAGTCGATCCCGCCGCCAGCCGATTCGAGAAGGATGCCGTCGCCGGTCGTGTCGTTGAACCGGAAGCCGCCGGCGCCGTTCGAGGTCGCGAAGATTCCGCCCGTGATGTTCCAGAGGTGCGTGCCGCCGTTGATCGAGGAATCCCAATCGACACCATCCCCATCGAGGGTAAAGGGAATGTAGGAGAGGGCCGGCACCATTCCTGCCGTGAGTAGGCAGAGAGAGACGGAGGTTCCCGCTCCGCAGGTCCCGAGCACTCGCCCTGCTGCCTGGCCCGTGGCCGGCGAAAGCGCGGCGGCGGTCGTGGGGTTGGCGATGGCAAGCCATGGAATCGCGCTGGCGGTCACGGAGGTGACGGTACCCGTACCGCCGCCTCCCCCTCCGGGCTGAGCGCTCCATACGCCGCCGTCGGACCAGCACCAGATGACGCCGGTGTCCCAGGCGGACATGCACAGGCCGAGGCGGTGCGGCCCTGGCGGGAGGTCAGCCGAGGTGTCGACGCCCCAGGTGAAGGGCAGGGCGCCGGGGCCTGGCGTGGTGCTCGGGGTGACGGGCTGGGGCGGCTGGGCCGCTAGAACCGCAGCGCCGCAAAGCAGGCCGCCGGCAAGTAGAAAGGCGCGATGCATCTCTTCAACCCTTGGGCTCCGGCTCGGGCTGCGGCTTCTTGGGCGGGTCGACGGGGTGCTTCGGATTCATGGTCTCTCCTTAGGGCGAACGGTGCGCCCAGTAACAGTCGATCTTGCAGGCTTCCCTCTCACGTCCCGGCCCGTAGCGGGAGTCACAGGCGCTCTTGCACTGCTTCTGCACGGCATTCGAACAGCCCGCGAGGGTGAGTAGGAGGATGCCGGCAATGGCGGCGCGCTTCATACTTCCTCCGGCGTCGGCGCGACTTGAAAGACAGGCTCGGCAGTCACCAGCACCGGAGGTAGTGTGCTCCCGCTGCGCACGCTCAGCCACAGGACCCCGGTGAACAGAACTATGAGTCGCTCTCGCCAGGAGGCGGCCCAGCGCGAGATGCAGACGTGGCCATCCGTGAAAACTGGCAACGGTTGCACATCGCGCTGCCCGGGAGGCGCGGTCCGGACGCCGTTCTGCTCAGTGAAGCTGATTGGCTTCATGGTCGGTCCTCCCTCGGCGTCGGCAGGGACGACAGCCACGGCCAGCAGGCGCCGACGAGGCGTTCTCTGCTCTCACTGTCAAGCGCGGGCCCGTTGAACTTCAGGATCTCGTCCCTGGCGCGTAGGCACGCCTCCCGGTCGATCGACTGCTTATCGAGTTGCGGAGGCGGGATGTTCGGGCCGGTCGGCTTGCACTCGGCGCATGGCCCGTGGTCGAAGTAGGAGCAGGCGCCCATGGAGAGAAGAGGGACGCCCACAAAGACGAGAAGCGCAAGGGCGGTGTTGCCGCGCTGATACTTGAGAACAGCCATTTATTCCTCGCGCTCCGGCCAGTGCCAGGTACCGAGAGCGGCGCCCTCGTCATGCCGGGTCGGTCCACGCCAAAAGGTCTGTCCGTGAGAGAACACGCACAGACCGCAGGACTCTCCGTCTGTTTCGATGACTACAGCAGGAAGATGCTTGCCGGGCTGCGTCGTCAGCGGTTCGTAGTGATCGTTGGTCGCGACATAGTGCACGATCCTGCCGATTGAGGGTTTCATCAGCTCACCGGTGGGGTCACTGTCGACCCGAAGGAGGAACAGCTCACCGCGCCGGCCGTGGGAGTGCCGCCGACAGCGGTGACGACGACCTGCGCGAGCGTGGCCTGCGTCGGTCCCTTGGCGTCGGTCGTCGCGTAGCTCGGGCGCCGGATGTTCCAGCCAACGGCGTGCGAACCGGCGGTCAGCGCCAAGGCTCCAGAGCTGATGAAGCGGTCCACGGTCGTGCCGTCGCCCACCTGCAGGGCGGTGACGCCGGAACCGGTCACGGTCGTGGTGACGACGCAGTCCACATGGTCAAGGATGCTCGACGCCGGCAGCAGATTCTTGATACCGGCGGTGGTCACTCCCGAGGTGGAAAGCGTGAGATTCTCCCACAGCCGGAACGGTACCGAGCTCTCCCCATGGATGCCGACGCTGGCATAGCTCAGCTGCCACGCCAGGCCGGTCCAGGTGTAGGCCACGGAGCTGCTGAGGTCAACATGCGTCTCGCCAGCTCCCCAGACGGCGGCGGCGGGCAGCGCGGCCTTGTTCGCCACCGGATAGGACCAATGCGGGTCGCCGGCGGGGAAGGGGTTGACGTGGGC